ATAATTATAACTTAATTCACGACCTCTATATTTACTCGGTATAGGCATCACTTTATATTTACGCCATTCACGTAAAAAATTATAAGCAAAATCACGATAGATATTTATATCTTGTACGTACTTACTATTCTTTTTATTAAACCTAAATATGACTACTGCAAAAGACCAACTACGATTAAGCGTTTTATGCATTTGAAAAAATCCCTGTAGTTTATTTACTACTATTTCTCTACAACCGTGCCAGGAATCTTTAACTGCCACAAGTTTATTATCAAGTATTTGCGTTTCAAAATGATTAATTGAATTATATTGAGATAAAACATATTCTCTTGCAAGATTAATAAATGATTCCTTTAGATTAAATGTTGCTCTAGGATAAAAATACATCAAATTCATTTCAGTCATTGAATAATTCCTCGTAACTTTTAATTGGTGTTCTTAACTGTCTCCCAAAATTATCAATTAAATCCATAGATGGATAACCTAACTGTTTGAGAATACGTTTTCTTTTATTCACTCCTCGAATACCTTTTAGTCGCTCTCCAATTAAATTATATACATGTGATATTAAAGATAGAGGTCCATCTGAGTCTAATACAGTTTCATTCCTTGCTTGATTAAATTCTGTAGGTGCAATATAATAATGTATTGGTTTCAATCTAAAATATCCCTTGAATAGATCATTATAATACGAAACGCACCAGAATAAAAATGACCTATTACATATTGCATCTATCCATATAAATGATTCATAATCATCTTCATAAAGATCATCCATAGGTGCATCATCATAACTTTTTCCACTTATTGTTCCATTCATTATAAAGTCTCTTATACTATTAATTATCCCACGAAAAGTTTTAAATCCAGTAGGTTTTTTTGATATAATTAAAATTGGCTCTCTAAGAAGTAATAAAAAAGCCGACGCACTTGTAAAAGCAGTTATATTATCATGATAAGTAATAACAAATGAATAATAAATATCATTCATATTACAAAATCGATCCATTAATTCAGTAGGAATATTTGAGTGTTTAAAATAATCTTTAGCTAATTTTCTATAGTTATCAGGTGTAACAAAACTTCTAGAAGTCTCAGAAATTTTATATACTTCTCGATAATATGAATCATTTAGAGTATATAAAAATTCATCACTTTTAATAAAAATAATTATATTCTCACAAGGAGGTTTATAATGATCTGCCTCGCCACCATAATTAATCCACTCACGTATCAGGCTAACTATTACCTCTCTACATTCTATATTAAAACTAGTACGAACCTTAATATTAAAACGTTCTTCTAACTCTTTATAATTAGAGTCATCATAAAACGTATGCTGACTGTTAAAAAAGTGATCATATAATGTCTTCAAAGCTGGACAATCATAATTAATTTCATCGTTAAATTTTATACCTAGCATACTAATCATTAAAATCTCCTTCGTATATTTTCAAATTCATCTATCATTTTTTCCGTGATAGTAGATACATTAAATTCTTTAGCTTTTTCTAACGCGTCAGAAAATGAATTTCTACGATTGAGAATCGATGTTATCATTTCTAGATCAGATTTAACTGATCGAGGTAGTTCAAAATGATAATCTGTTGGACTTCTTCTTTCGCGTCTTTCGCGATTATTATTACTTTCATTATTTTTTATGGCAAGGAATTTAAGTAATTTAGCCATTCCATCGTGAATAAAAAAACCAGGCTCAAAAGCAGAAATACAACATTCCTTCAGTAAAAAATAAACGTAATATGCTATAGTTAAATCATCATTACTTTGTGCTATGTGGAGAGATTTCGCGGGACAAGATGGGTAATCTATTAAACAAATTACACGAAGCGTATAAAAAATTAAATAGGAAAGTAATTTATCAGACCAAACTGTAGGTTTTAATAGTCTGAATTCTGCATTATAAGCACTGCATAAAAATCTAGTATCATCATCTATTAATCTAATAGATTCATTAATAAGCGTAACCTCATAATTATAAATACGCCCCAAATTAGATAGGAAAAAATGTTCAACCATCCAACTTTCCAATGTAGTTCTTATTATTATTTGAAAAGATTCAATTGGAAAGTTAAAAAGATGCATCATTTCTTCTACTGACTCTACCTCAAAAATTTCATCACCATATCCTATATACTTACACTTAGGATTAGTATAAAGAACTTGATCAAGACATTCACTTTCATCATAAATTTTCATGTTATTAGCTCCAATATATTAACATAATCGTCATAATTAATATATCTCAAATGAGCAAGTCGATCCATTATATAATGAGCTGTTGATTTAGCACGTTTAGTATCAAAAGTTAATATATTTTTAGGAATATTATCTACATCTCCACTATTCAATATTTCACTAGCGTCACTAGGATTTAAGCATAAATTATAGACACTGTTCATTAGCGTTAATAATGCATTACCTATCTTATCGTCAGTGATCCAAAAATTACTCGGAACACGATATTCAATACCTCGTAAATTATTACCATAGTCCTGTAGTCTTATCTTTCCAGGTCTACCGTAGTATTTTAATCTACTTTTTTCAGCCTCAACCCAATCATTACTAGGTCTATTAATTGCTACACCAGTATTACCTACTAAAATATCCATTAATCTAGTAGCATGATAAAAAATTTCCTCAAATAGTGTTGGATTATTTAATGGAGCTTGCATATGTATATGACCACCACCATATCTCTCAGGAATTTTACTTGAATCCGTTTCTACACTATATTCTCCTGAGTAAATATCCAGATCAGGATCACATCCAAAACGCACACAATCTCTGAAATTTTCACCACGCTTTTGCCAGTATTTTTTCAGATCAAAAGGCACAGTGGGATAGACAACAGCTTTTAATTTAAATGATTCTGCTAGTTTTTGAACAGCATTATAAGCTCTACCGAGCCTATCAAAAATTTCACTAACATTATCAGACGGGGCGATATTAATTTCAGTAGCCGCCCCGTCTTCAATAATTTTCCAGTCTTCATCCTCAAGAAGCGTTTTAGCTCTTAAATAATCTAAATTATAATCTTCCTTTAATGCTACTGGTGGAATACACCAACCACCATCATTAACAATAAAAACCTCTGGATCAGTTCCAAAAACTGTGTCAAACATTTTATTCATCTCCTACAAACCAAGCATTTTCGGTGCTAAATTGATCATTTTGTGAAAGAGGCAATGGATTTAATCTAAGCACCCTTCGTGCGTTACTTATTTCAGCCTCGGCAATATTTACTCGTTCGGCTGGTCGCTTATTTCGATCACCAAATATGGTAAATTGATCATAAGATGTATCTTTATCTAAACACGCTGGACAAATTACTAATGTCTTTCCCACATGTATTTTTTCACTAAGAGGGGTAATATTTTCGCAATCATCACACTTAAAATTAGCATTATCAAGATTATTAACTTCATTATGGCATCGAGCACAATAAATTACTGTAGTATCAGTGATTTTATCAAATTGCTTAAGAAAATCACTTTCCATTATTCGATGTTTAAAAAATGTAGCATTTCCTTCGTTAAAATCAAAAAATGATTCTACTAAAACTTGAATTGAATGACGAATAACTAATGCCCCACCACATTCATGATAAAGTCTCATTGTTTTACCTCCGTATACGAGAATTTAACATTGGTAATGCTTAAGAATTTTGAACAGTAATCGGAAATATTTTTAATCATTTCTGGAGGAGCACTTTTTCCTTTAAATTTAATTTCAAGAGAATTTTTAAATTGTAGTAAAGTAAAAGCTGGTCCGAAATATTTAATCCCCGCAATTATTGGTGAATAAAAAACTATTTTGCCTTCAGGATTTAACACAACTTCATCCTCTCCTAAAACAATATTACATTGTGTGTTGAATAAACCTTTACAGTGATAAAAAACAACAAATGATACTTTTGCCATTTCTGTTGGTTTTTCAGTCATTTCAATATCAGTAAGAACATCCTCATTGTAAATATTATATACTTTGCCATCTCTATTAGTAGGATGTATAGGTTCTCTAGATACTCCTACACTTTTAGGTAAATTTTTAATCTGTTCTTTAGACAATTCGACACCTACACAAATATCTTTTATAACTTCTGGATTAAGTCTATAATTATTATCAGTGGGAAGCGTAATATTAATTGCATTAGCTCTACTACCTATAGAATTTAAAAATAACTGAAACATTAGTTTAAGAATTTTTGAATCGAATTCTGATCCTTCATGTGATAATAAACCTGGATATTTAAGCTCTATCCAGTCATCAAAAAACGGTAAATATAACTTTGCTTCATATGTTGTAGATATATATTTAGCATCGTTATCTAAAGTAATTAAACAAATTTTATCTCTAATATCATTTTTGTGTTTATCTATTAAAGCATTTAATCCTTCAATAGTAACTACAGGTAATTTGCTATAAATTTCTTCACAGCAAGACATACAAGATTTATCACCAACAAACCATTCTCTATATTTATCGTCAAGTATTATAATAACATCTTCGTTAGGAAGATAATACTTATTAGCTATTTCAATAATTTTATTTTTAGGTAGAGTTTTTCCTGTTGAGTAAACAAACTTAGCCTCATGCACTTTAATAGTAGATTTATCCTTTTTTGATAACTCCACTTTATAACGTACATCAGGATACGGCATTAACCTAAATGGATGTTGAAAAGCCTCTGTTGGTGCAAAAGTTAATGTAGCAGGTGGAGTTAATTTTACTGAGCTAGTAATATAACTTACACATGTTGAATAAGAGTAAGCGGCCACTTTAAAAACTTCCTTCCTCTTGGGGTAATTGCTATGTTGCCATTTTCAATTAACCAAGGCTCGATTTCTTTCATTAGTGTATTCCGATCTATTTGCAATGCTCTTGATAAATTAGTTAAACTAGATATTTCAATATCTCTCAAAAATGTAAGATAACGTACATCTTCTCTAGTATATCCTTCATCATGAATCCCCAATTGATTTAACACTTCATGGACGTATTCAAAAGTAGAAGGATAACCATAATAAGTTAGCATCATTTTTACACGATCAAACCTTTGTTTAACTAATCGCGGACTACCTCTTGATGCTTCAGCCAGTAATAAATAACTCTCAGTATCTTTAAGAATAAAGCGTCTTCGCTGAGAGTAATCTTTGGCAATCTTAGCCAATTCTTTAATAGAATAGGGTTCAAAAGTTAATCTAATGCAACGTGTTAAAAATGGATCAGGAACATTACCATATTCAGTAGTGCAAAAAAGAAAGACTTTTTCTTTACTATCCATATAGGGATAAAGAGGCTCATGATGTCTTAATTCATGAATTTCATCAATAAAGTTAACCCTCTTCTTTTTTATCCAGGATATATTTATCTTTCCCTTGTCAGGAATTTGAAAACAGTAGTATTTATCAATACGTTTAGCAATTAAAGTAGCTAGAGTAGTTTTACCACAACCAGCACTACCTTGTAATAATAAATTAACTGAGCCTCCCTCTTTAAGAGAGGCTATTAATGGAGCAACTTCGTTCATTATTGTTTTTTGACCTATGAAAGACATTTGTTGCCTCCCTGTTCTCTTGGAAAAAGTTTCTAAACAACTCTGCGTATAATTCCAGAGAGGAGCTATTTAGTGATGGAGCTGAATTAACTTCCCAAATTATCCATCTATTCAGCTCTTTTTTAATTGACCACGCCATATCAATTCCACAGAATACTACGCCAAGAATATCAGCTACTTTAACAGCCGTTTTTATTAATGATTTAGCACACAATACTTTACTTAAATTAGATCGAACGTATTTCCATCCATGATGGGATGATCTAATAAGCGGATCCGCATTATCATCAATAGGATATTTTCTAAACACCTTTACTACTTCTCCATTAAACACATGAACACGATATTCTCTAGAGGTAGGATAAATATCTACTAAATAATTTGCATCTGAAGGAATATCATCATATTTATTACATATTACAATATCATTTCCTGCTTTATGATGACGTTTTCTAGCCATAACAGGAAAAGTTAAATTATTTGGTAATATGTTATTATAACAATATGGATAATAAATCGGTGATAGTAACTCTGGATCAACTGCTAAAAATTTCGATAACAAATGTTTAGCCGAGCATTTTAAAATAGCATCCACGGAATTAATACAAGTATCTTTAACTATCCTACCAGAGTCCTGATAATTACCGTATCTAATTAAAATTTCACTTTGATCTTTAATTTTATTCACATTACTGTGAAATTTTAAGTTGAGTAACTTAGCAAGTGCTTTGCCTGAATTAAAACCTGCTTTAGATGCTAGTAAGTACACGTTTTAATCCTTTTTTAGATTCCATAAACCACGGAAATTGTAATTTTAATTCATCATAAATTTTCATGTGAGTAGCGTCAGCATGTTTACCATAATAACCTTTTACTAAAGCTTCCCATGTCCCAAGTTTTTTCTGACCTTTTGTATTTTTATAAATATTTGAAAGTTGTGTTAAAACTTGCTCGATAAATGTTGCTAATTCGCTACTATATTTAATATCAAATAAGCTTTTGCCGAAAGTTATGTAATACAAGTAATTCAATTCCTCAAAAGTTAAGTGCATTTCTTTAGCATGAGATACAACGTTAAATATTACAGTTTCGCTATAATCTACGCGTGAGTAATAACCTCTACCTGTTCTATGTGTGCTATAATACCAATCATCATCATAAATAGTAATAGCAGTGCGTTCTATAATCTCGGTTGAGCTTTTAGAAAGTTTAGCGTTATTAATGTTAAATAGATAAATACTATCATCATCTAATGATTTAGGCTGTTCGATTGTTAATTTACCCAAACCAAGTGACCTTATAAAATATGGTAAAACCATATTTGTAATATTCTCAGGTACAGTATTGATTACATGACATATTACATTCTTTTTATCATCTAAAATTCTGGTTTTAACTAATTCAGGAGTTTTTCCTTTTACAATAAAGATATGGTCTTTTTGCAGTTTATCATAAATTAAAAAAGCAAATTTTCCTGAAAATTTTTCATATGCTTTAACAATATGTTTAGCTGTTAACTTTTTACTGTTCACAATAGTTGCTAAGTGAGCCGCAAACCAAAAACTATCAATTTTATCTTTAATTCTTAATTCTTTCTCATCTGTATCTAAAGTTCCATTATGCATCAGTAAAATATTATCAATTACATGAGGATGAGAATTATCTACAGATATTACTTTAAAACCTGTGCTTGCTAATCTTGTATGAGCTAATAATGTAACTTTATTTAACCCCTCGCACATATCATCTAAAGCATCTAAAAATCTATCCGTATAAATAGCATCATGAGCATCCTGAGATGTTTTAAAAAGTTTACCGTTATCGACACAAAATACACCAAATCCATCTTTATTACCAGACTGAGCGTTTAATGTACACATATTAATTAAAATGGATTTAGCAATTTTAGTCTCACCGTGTATTAATGATAATGTACACATTTAATCCTCCTCTGGATATACTGACATTCCCATGTTGTTTAAAACATGAATATCAATATAATTTGGCTTACGCACTAATTTAAACTCTTTACGTGTTAGTATTGATGGAAAGAAATCTGAATAATCATTATTATGAAAAATATGATAGCCATTAGTTAAATGACACATAATTGGGAAGTCATCATATTCAGGATCAGGACTTCTATTCCAAATTTTTCGTAATAATAATGAAGCTCTAATTGGGATGCCAAAAAAATTAATCATTTCTTCAAAATGAGCATCCTGATCTATTATTCCATCGGCTAAAGAATTTACATGTCTTTTTAATTTAGATAATACTTTAGGAGTCGAATATTCATAACAACTTTTAACAAATGCCTTACATAATTCTATAATAGCATACAAATAATCCCATCGCATTGTTTTATTAAATAAGCGAAATTCTAAGTCTGGTCGTTCTTTATTATATAAATTACGAAAGTTAATCCAACAATATCTGCATGGATGATAACGCCCCTCCGAGGCATAAATATCTCCACAACGAACAAAAAATTCATTATGCGTTTTACTTCCCAAAACTTCATCATAAACTAATAAAGGTCTGTAAAAACCTCTACCATCTTTAACAATATGAGGTCCATTATCAGTTATTGGACGATAATAAATATAATCCATGTTAATACCACGATGTTCTCTACCCATTCCACCAAGTTTAAAAAACGCCCATTCAAAATAACCTGCCATCATCCAGGCACGTCTTAAAATACCTACTGTATGTCTACTTCTTCTTAAGTAATCTTGGGGCATATTAACATGAACATGAATACTACCACGCGTTGTTTTGGAACGCTCACCAGCTCTTTTAAGTAAAGAGAATATATCATCAAATAAAGATATATATCTATCATCTGAGGTATTAATAATTGGACTAACAATCTCTCCACCAATAGTCTTTACATTTTTTAATAATGCATTTACCGTTCTATCTAAAGACGCTCCTTTAATTGGTAAATCTTTTAATGTTGGACATGGAGATTCTACTGACGCATCATGAGTAACTTGAAAATCATTTCCACATAAAAAATTCATTAATTCTTCATGTCTACGTGGAATAATATCAGTATATTCTATCTCTATACCAACATGATTCCAAGGTTCTTTTTTACTCATTATGTAATTTCTTTATCTGCTACAAGCCACATTACTCTAGAAAGTAATGTAAGTAATTGAGCTAAATAAAACTGTTTTTCTACTAATCCACAGTTTTTCCAATTTACAATGGCTGTTTCAGCATACATAGATAAATCCCATAAAATTTGATATTGATTTGCTTTTAATAATTTATCATTATCTATAATCCCCTGTCTTATTGTATACATTTTTATTACTCCTTTTCGGTTTTTCGATTATTAGCAACAGCAATTACAATATGTGCGTCACTTAATGCAGACCCAAAACAATCAAAACAAATATTTGCATTTAAAATATTTGGGTCATTACTAATTTCTGGCGTAAATTCATATGGTGCTGGTAATATATAAGTAAAAACCATTTCTGAATCATTTTTTAAACATACTTCGCATTTCATTTGTTTCTCCTATTGTATTAAATCATCTTGCGAACGTGCTTCATCTAAATATTTAAGATATCTTTCGTCCGCTTCTTTAAGAAGTTCAGGTGTAAGTTCTTTAACTTTTAGATAAGCTTTATCTATGCAGTCTATAATTACTTTTTTCTTTTCCTCTTCGTCCAAAATATAGATAGCCTTACCACATTTATTGCACATAGCAACTACTAAAACTAATCCAGGATGATCATCACTAAAAGCTACAAAAGGTGTGCGATTTTCAACATTAGTTTTTTCATCACAATGAATGCACGGTAAATCTTGATTCCTTGTTCTTATAATAAAATCAGTAATCATATTTTGAACTACGGTCTGGAAGGTCATTATTTTTCACCTCTTTTTTAAATAAAAAATACCCAAAATTAAATCAAGTTTCAATTAATTTAATTTTTGAGTACTCTTTTTTAATAAAATAGTGGCTTGTGAAGCGTTTATGTACACCTTATTCTACCATAGATTCAGGAGTACCACAACCGAGTAGCCAAAGTGAGTTGTTGCCACATTTCCATGTACATGCACAAATGTACTCTCAGAAAAAATGCTACGCTAATGAGTAAAAGTTCTACGCCAATCACAGTTATCACAGTTATCCAAGTTATCGTGGTTATCCGAGTTATCACAGTTATTAAAGTTGTATCAGTTATCTGAGTTGTACTACGCGTGTACGCGTGCGCGTACGTTAATTAAAAGGAAAGACCCAAATCCAAGCATAGTACAGAGTACTTGCATAGAACTTGGGTTTTTGGTACTTCTAAATAGAACTCCGTTTTTGAGTACCCGCTACTTATACATTTAGGTACTTAGTAATTTGTACAATGTAGATGGTTCTTATCCACTATATTCCCCAAATAAGGTCTAATTAGTCCGAATATTTCGGCGTTTTTCAATTCCATCCAAAACTCGTATGTAACAGGCCAATGGTCAAAATTGAAAATTAGGCCATAAATTCAAGTTGATTAATAAAATCTTCCCAATCCGTATTCAGTAAGTTGATACAAAGACAGTTATTTCCCTCCCTTGCTAGTATCTTGGTAGAAGTACCAGGAATGTTATCTCCTTTCTTTCGATACTCACACTTTTTCATTAGATTATCATGATCAATAAAGCCACTTATGTCAAACTCAACATCGTTTTTAAGCCATTTTAAACTTTGCTTATAATTTGAGGGTAGGTTTAATCTAGAACAAATGTACAAATCAGAGGTACATTGACTAGGATATAATAATAAACTTCTAGCATTATATCTAACAGATTTTATATTAACAATTTGCTTTACATTTTTAATATCCCGTCCATCATCAGCACGATTAACATAAATATCAAAATCCAATTCGATTTCTATTCCGAATAGAGACCGTAGGAAATTTTGAAAAGCTAATTCACCCAATTTTCCCATAGCAACATCAGCTAATTTTTTAGTGAGAGGTCTTTGTAAATCATCTCTACAAAAATCTCTACCATCTTTTTTATTCTCCCAAAATTTTAAGGCGAATTCAAAAGCTTTTTTTCTATCGTCTAGGGATAACACGTTATTCATCATTTAAGTCCGATTTAATGGCTGGTATTTACCATCATATACTGCTCCAACTATCTTCATCATATCCTCACCTAAGTAAACTACGGTAGCACATGTAGGACAATTCGTTTTATACCACGCCCTACCAATCTTATCAGTTGATTTCCACATTCTTCCACTCAATAGTGTATTACAACGTGGGCATCTTGGTCTTACACTAACTATATGTTCGCTACCTTTTCCCATTTCACACTTCCTTTGCCTAAACTTGCTGGACCAAAAGCACAAGGTAGAAGGTCTTTTAGTAACCATCTATTTTTTATCTCACCAGTTTCATCGATGGCCATAATATCCATACGAGGTCCACCAAATTCATACTCAACCTGCCGACAAGCCCCACAAGATGTGACATCCCCTTTATTTCCCTCTGTACAAATAACCATTGTCTCAATCCAAGTATACCCGTTACTCACAGCTTTAAAAATTGCTACTCTCTCAGCACATATTGTCAATCCATAGGAAGCATTTTCAATATTACATCCTGAGTATACCGCCCTTTTTCGTGTGTCTGGATTAATAGCAATAACAGCACAACCCACTTTATACTTAGAGTATGGGGCATAAGCAAACTTTCTTGATCTTAAGGCCATACCAATAGCCATACTTAGTTGATCCATTATTGACTCCTTTCTATCCTTAAAATTCAATCTCGGCTACAGGTGTACGTTTCATATCCTATCTCCGCTAGATATAGAGCCTTCTCGATCTTTAGAGGCCATAGATTTGTGGGAGTAACAAAAGTTCCATTTCCTCGTGTGTCAGTAATCCACCAGAACTCCTGTAAGGCTTCATGTAACGCTCTGTACCCTGAACACCCATCTACCCCTAGATTATCATCCAAGACTGATGCACGTTTCTCAATAGTTCTCATGACAAAAAATTGATCAGCATCTTCGATATCATCCATCACTAATGCGACAGCCTCATCAAGAAGATCGGCTATCTTTCCTTCCATAAAGGCTTCATAATCAGCCCATGCATCGGGTGTTGGCTCTACAAAATTAGCATTAAGAACTTGATTACGACCTGCCACAAAACCAGTCACAAAACCTATTATTGTCCAAATCAAGACAGCTATTAACAACCTCGTACTCTTCATTGTATATCCTCCATCCTTAGAATTCGTATCTCCATTTCATCCGCGTATTCCTTTACATCAATATATTTTTCCTCTGGAATGTCAAAGACTGTACACTCTACTGGCCCATCAATCCAATTCTGCCACGCGGCACACATGTTAATTTTTTCCAGATAATGTATACCAACATGGCTCTTTGGCTCGATACCAGGAGTTGCCTCAGCTATGTCAGCAATCTCTAAATCAGGTTTAATATAAGTAATCTCACTAAAACGAATAGGTCTACGTCTTATTTTAAACTTATCAATAAAATCCCAATCTATATTATCTGAGTAACCTACATACGGACCTCGCTCATTAGCCAAATCCATAGCGGCTTTCCATGACATCCAACCTATATTAAACGCTACATCGTCACCAAAGTCTACACTTTTATCAGCTATATATTTCATTTTTAGAACTTCTAACATATCAGCAAAACCAAGAACATTGACACGTAAACCCGAACTTCTATCGTTTTTCTGTAGTTTAAGGTTGTCTAAAGCCCTTATTCCTACACGGAGGACAGCTTCCATGTAGTCCCAATCGATTGTATACTCATCATAAGTAAAACCTGCCAAGTTTAGATAACCTCTACCCTCATGAATGATAAATGCCTTCTCACCCATGATTTTTGTAACTTGTTTGATTACTTCCTCCTGAGTAGCACTATTGACTTCGTTCTTGGCTACTTGGATTGCTGTCTGTGCTGAGTGCCTTAACCAATTCATCGTCTACCCTCACTAAACGTTGTGGTAATGACATCGGAATAATATGTAGCGTAGCTACCGTGGCTCCTATTGGCATGATAACCCGATCATCGGTAGAATTCATTAAAAATAAACGAACTTCAAGATCGATATCAGGAAACATAAGCCCATCTCCCATCAATACTGTTAATTCATGATTTGGCTTAAAAAGACCTAAGTATCCTGGAGGTATGTAAAATTTCAAACCAGGAAATATCACTTTCCAGTCTCCAGATTTTATGAAAATATCATGAAACGTCCGAATTAAAATACTATCCTGAAGTATAATCGGATCAAAAGCACGTTCGTCAGTCTTTACGTAAGTTATTTCTTCAATTGTTGGCCATACAGTAAAATTAATATTGCCACCAAAATACTGCGGCTTGTTATCCATTTTATTCCTCCACTTTACCGATCCTGACTTTTGCTACCTTATCAACAGGTAAAAATTCCTCCTCGTCCAAAAGGCTACCAGGAACTTTATACCATAACCCTTCCATAACAATACGTTTAGCATACTCCCTGGCTTTTTCAACGGTTACTACTGTCCATTCAAATGTAGTATTCCATATTGTATACGCCCTCACATAAAACATTTTATTTCTCCTTTAACAATTCATACAGATATCCTTGTGCGTTGAAAATTATGGCGCATAAAATTTTTTCCAAGTCCTGTTCTACAGCCTTCTTAGAAAAACCTCGATGATGTAACCATAAATCTAAAACATGTCGCAACTCAGATTTCATGTATTGATCTTTTGGTATTCCTTTTTGCCAGTTGTCACTATCTCTTAATCCTCCATCAGTTTGCAACCGATGTTCATGCATGTACTCTCCAAATCTTTCTACTACTAATGGAGAATAAAAGCCCTCATAATCATATTTATCCAGATCATCATCACGTGTTGCACCAGTTTCAAATTTTCTCATGAATCTCTCCTATTTAATTATGTCCAGTAATTGTTTTATATTTTCAATTCTAATTACATCATCATCATAATAATCTACACTCCACTCTCTTACTAGATGAATCATTTGGGTAATATCTTTTAATTCTTCTATAACTCCCACTCGATCATCTACATAATATGACGGTTTCAAAAGTGATATTATATCACGCTTCCCACCATTTGTAGTAAAAATACGATCTGGCGTGTTACTTGGAAGCTCTGACCATGCAAACCAATCGTATGTGGTTGGAATAAGATCATCTTTTCGGGCTGTTAAATAGAAAATATCACAATATTCCGCAAGTTTCCACAGAACATCATAGGCATCTGGAAGTAGCTCTTCAACCGCATAAAGAGTTCGTTTTCCTACCAACATTTCTTTGAAAGGCTCAGAGCAACCATAAAAGAATCCCTCTGGCCAGCCCCAAAATTGTGACATTGTGAAATCCTCTGGCACTAAATTAGCATCTTTAGCAAACGCCAAGACTAGTTCATGCCAGCCGTATATCACTCCGTCAACATCAAATCCGACTTTAAACCTTTGTTCAACCATTCGTTCAATACCCTCGTTACAGTAATCTCTATACTTTCCTCTACTTGCGTACTTAATATCTCTATCGGCTCGTCACCATCTTGCAAAAAAAGTACAAGCATTTCATCAGTTACATCACTAACTATTTCTTCAATAACCTGATCTATAGTTTCTTCAAGATATGTCTGCAACATCTTCATCTTCTCCAGTGGGTAAAATTGTTTGACCTTTTTCCCAATCTGCCCAATAGGTTTCTCCTGTCATTATATGAAGTGGTGGCTTATAATCTCCTTCACCACCATACTTATAATCAGGGAAGAAAATACGATATTCTAGATCAATTTCAGGTTGTTTCAAAAGCCAATCAAGCAATCTATCAAATTTCGGAGGGGCTAAATCATCAGTGACACTCTCATGAATAAGTTCACCATTAATATAGACCTCTTCCCAATCATCAACTCCTCTGAATAAAACTTGCATCTTCATTTCCGACCTCCTTATATTGAGCTTCCTATTACAGCAGGATTAAAGTATTCATATAATTTATTAAACCATAACAACCACTCCCAACCACCATAAATAAAATCGCTAATTGTCGATAGAAGTATTCCAAACGTAAATAACGCTAATATCAAATACCCAATAAATCTAACAAATTTACGTTTACGACCAGTAAGAAATAATCCCCAAAGTATCACGACAATTTCCTTCATTCTAACCTCCTAGTGTCCTAGCTTTTGTTTGATATACTTGTTTGGCATATAACCTAATTCAAAGTAATCAAACTGTGCTACAAGATCAATTGCTTTAGCGTGCAACAACCTCAATATTCTATCTCTGCACTCTGAATCTCCATTTACTTGATCAATTGTTAACTTTGAATCCATCATCACAACAATATTTAACATGTTACGATTCAAACACCATGTCAAAGCCATAAGCAAAGATCGATATTCGGCCTGATTGCTTGTACCCAAGCCAAAGATATGTTGTTTATGTCCCACTAAATTTCCTCTGTCATCATACACTTTAAATGAGCCATAAGCTAATCCATCTCGCTTACCACCATCAGCTATTACTAGATGATACATCCTCTAATACCTTTCTAGCCTCATCTACATATGCCTCGTTTATATCGAAGCCCAAATAATTTCTCCCTAACTTCTTTGCCTCAACTAGCGTTGTTCCTATTCCACACATCGGGTCTAATACCAAGTCATCCTCTCGACTGTACGCTCTTATGGCCCAATTAGCTAAACCATGTGCCATAGGTGCTGGATGATCTCTTTTAGTATCCTTATTTAAAATCAAGTAATTTGGTGGAACTTTCCCATCAGGATGAGGCGTAACCATCTTCCTCTCAGGAAACTCACCATCTTCCGTTGCTTGCATCTTATTGATTGGATACTTCATTCGTTTCAAACTTGATTCAGCATAAGATGTACGTACAGCATCCCGATAAAACTGTACAAGTTTTGGGTCACGACCAAAGACGAGATTATGTTCATACGCCGCGGGCGGTCGATTTTGAAACGCCTTTGGTAGATAAGAAGTCTTAAGCCACGGAAAATCCTCAATCAGAAATAAACTTTCATCAGCCTCTAATGCTAAAATTAGTTTATAGATGACGGTCATCTTTCTACCATCTTTATAACCTGACCCCGTATTCCACCAAATAACGCCTGTATCCTTCAACACAAATGATAAAGTCATAAGCATTGATATACAAAATTCATACCAATCTTTCGGTGATTTAAAATAATCCCAAGCCTTTCCATATTTTCTAGCGTTATAATACGGAGGCGAGGTTACAACAAGATCGACGGCTTCAACATTAGGAAATATAGTTAGCCAATCTTCAACATAAACATTATTAAGTTTGTACGCCATAGTGCTTAATCCTTTCCGTTGCGTATTCAATTTGTTCTTCTGATGCATCAAACCCCATCCAGTCTACTCCATATTTTATAGCTGATACCGCTGTTGTTCCACTACCCATAAATGGGTCTAGGACTAAACCTGGATTCAACCAAAAATCCCAATGTCCTGACGGTGTTGGATGTTCACAGTGAGAAAAACTTTTAAAGTGTGGTAACATAGGTCTAGGTTTTCCGCACACAGGACAAACAAATCGTGGACATGCCGCTTTAATCACCATATCAGTTAAACTTACAGGATATACAGCGAAGTTCTTTCTCCCATAAGACTTCATAAACGGCTCTGCCCCTTTAGGTGGAATAATAAACCATACATTCGCTCCCATCTTCGTCCCACTTCTAGTCTTAGCAGGTATCTTAGCCTCTTTATGATTGAAATAACCATATTTATCTTTAGTCATAAGATAAAGATATTCCCAAGATGTCATATATCTGTCTAGAATGGGTGACGGAGTCGCACCACCCATTGAATCCCCATCAGGCATTTGAATACCCTTAGCCCATATAATTTTGTCTCGAATAATAAATCCTTCATCCATAGCCAGAAACATCATCATTTCTGGAATACCAATAAAACTTTTTGGTGGCACGTCAACATCCACATCAATAAACGCGAGATCACCATCCCAATCAGCATAACCACCAAAATTCGGTCCCTTGTTACTATCTAATGTATCCCGCCTCCCACGCTGTCGCCTCTTACCTTGTGAACGGCAGTCTCCAATGTTAAACCAAAAACTCCCTGTTGGTTTCATCACCCTCTTTATTCCTCTAAAAATAGGACGAAATTTCTCTACATAATCACGCGGCGATTTCTCAAACCCAAGATCAGAAACAAAATCATAATCTCTAGCTTGCCAATATGGGGGTGATGTAACGATAACATCAACCGAATTGTCAGCTAATTCAGCCAAGCCATCTAAGACATCTATGCGGTAAAAATTATTCCGTTCTAAAGTCATTCAACTTCTCCCTAATTTCGGCAGTTTGCTTCTTTGAAAGCTGTCGCCATGTGGGATGGGGTGCATAAATGTGTTCGAGTTTAGCATCCACTAGACCAGCGTGTGCTACTGTTCCGCAAGCTAGTATCACATCGGGTTTGATTCTGTAATACCATCTTTTGATATGTGCTGGATCAGCAGGAAAAGTAGCATTAGCATGATTACCAGTCTGAGGACTAGCATTTATTACACATACCTCCATATCGTCAGGAATCATTTCGGCTAAACGTCTACCAGTCTGTGAATTCCATAAATCTTTCAGCCAACGCTTCCTCTTTCTAGGTTGCCCATCCCTATACCATGCACATTGAAGCACAACCAAAAGTTTCATTTTTCTTTTCTTCCCTTCTTACCTATAGTCCGAAGTATTGTAAAGATAGAACGTCCATCAATCACCATTCTATCCCATGATTTTCGTTTCCTGTCACGTCGTTGCCAGCGTTTCTTGTCACGTTTTCTCGGCATATAAAATTTCTACTCTCTCTACTGCTATATTATAAATATCTTGATCAATCTCACTCCCAATAAATAGTCGATTGGTCTTGATACAAACTGCGGCAGTTGTCCCACTACCCATAAAAGGATCAAATACTAAATCGCCTTCCTCTGTGGTAGCTAAGACAATTCTTCGTATAAGTCTTTCGGGTTTTTGCCACTTAACCTCGCTAATTCGTTCAGACGACATAGTATGAAAATTGCCGATGTCGGTCCAAACATCCGTGGGCAACTTCTTACCCGTACCCTTAACATCAAGAGCCGTTCCAGCAGTTTTCTTTGGAATTTCGACATTTGTGGGATAAAATTTATAAGACTTAGCTTTTGCATACCAAAGAACATCATCGTGTTTCCTTCCGAAAGCATTTTTAGGCCTCCCGCCCCAATCATAGGGCCAGATTATCCAGTTAATAAATTTATCTCTACCGAACAAATGATCCATATATAATTTCAATTCGGCTACACTTCGTTGATCAGTCTGAACAAAGATACTACCAGTATCAGATAAATTGTCTCGACATAAGGGTAGCCATCGTGCAAAATCGAAATCATCATACACCATATCAGCATAAATAGTATCGGCTGATCTAAACCACCTTTCATTCATTATCTTAAGAAGATCGATACAATCAGCCCTATATAATTCTATTTCTGGTCTTACCCATACTTGAGTCATTATACAACTATCCTTGCTTTCTCTTGAAGTAAATCCATAAACTCCTCTTTTGTCCATCCAGCCTTGAAGAAATCACTGACATCATATCCCTCGTCAAATCCTTCAAAAGTATAGCCTCGAATTAAAAAGCCTAAAATCTTACCAATTCGCCGTAAACCCTGTCTACCTCCAGCATCATTATCAAAGACGACATACATTCGGTCCAAGTGCATAAGCTTATGCATCCAGAGAGGGTTGAAATGTCCTGCCCCCACACTAGAGGCTATAGCTGGAATGTTATTCTGTATACACATTATAGCATCTACTGGTCCTTCTGTCAAGACCGTCCAATTAGTATTTTTGATACCATCCAAGTTGAAGGGAAGATTACCCAACCCACGATACCAATATTTCACCCTTTTTACACCATCTACAATTTTCCTACATTGAAAGTTAGCTAACTTCCCTTCAACAATAATCGGGATGGTATACCACTCCCCCGTATAGCCTAGTTTAAACATATCAACTGTGCTATGAGTATAACCCCTATTAGTAATCCAGTAATCTCGATGCTGTTTACCCAATTCGTAGAAAGAATCTAGTAATTGTCTACTGATTACATGGTGACGAACAGGAGGACGATCAATATATAATCGTCTAGCAATAGGCTGACCTAAAATTTTTCTAGCCTCACCATATGACAATTCTTTAACTTTCGTCAACCATGTAAAAGCGTCACCATAAATACCTTTTGAATTCCAATAAAAGATATTTCTTTCGATATCAATAACTAAACTATCATGTTCAATAGTTTTAAGATATCGACCAGACCCCGTAATCGTAAAGTCCTCGGCAACAAGATCAATCACATCAACCATTACTGTCCTCTTTCTCAAGAATGTATTCTGCAAGTGTTATCCACATCAATAACCAGCCAGCTTTTTGACTACCGACTTCAACACGAACAGCCACACCGCTCCCTTCATGTATGACAATACCACATGCGTCCTTAGATAAACCTTTACCGAGCGCACGATAAAGTGTAACAAGTTTCTCTCGTATTTCCCACCAGCGAGGGACTGCTACCTTTTTACGGGCCTCGTATTCTTCCTTCTCTTTAAGAAGGTCTTCCTTAATGATGCCATCCATCGCAAGTCCCATCCTCGCTCCAATAATCCCATTCATGGTTAGCGTGACCGTTATTGTACTTCACTGGATGACAATTCTTCCTATCCTCTGCACCCTCGCCTTCTCCCTGTTCACAATGACAAAATACCGCCTCCACTGTTGGAGTTGGCGGTATTAATGTATTAGTAGGAACAACAACTGTTACTGTCGGTGTCGGCGTCGCCTCGACTGGTGGCGTGACCGTCCCTTTCGGGGTCGGACTCGGCCCTTGTTCTGTTTCCGTAGCCGTCGGTCCTTCCGTAACTGTCGGTGTTTGCGTAGGGACTTCGCCATCACATACACACTCCTTAATTTCTACTAGTAATTTAATAATTTCAAGATGGGTATGTTGTGCAATAGTATCTTTTAATGTATCACAACTACCCGAACATAATTTATAATCAACAACGTAAGCATTTTTCTTTGTTGCTAGATTGTAACCCATACCAAACATCCCACCAGCAAAAAGTATTACAATCACTGCTCCAGCAATTATCCTTAAAATCTTCATTTCCTTGCCTCCAATTCTATGTCTGATTGGACTTCATTCCCCCAAGAATCCCAACCGCTTACTTTTTGTCTTGCGAATAATTCAACCCTCGGTAAATCACCAAATAGTTGCACGATTCTGTCTCTGACCTCTCCAGGTTTTTCAGAATGGCGACCTCTTGGTGTGATAACCAAATTTCTAACGCTTCTATCAAGTCTTTCCAGTATTTTTCCTCGTGTTCCGAGGAGACAGATTTCAGGGTTTGCACGCGTATAATATCCCAGGCCCATATGAAAATCTTTATCGAGATTAACTATTGGACCTCGTGATTTAGGCCACAGCTTTACCCATGTAAAAGCTACAGTCTTATATTTGAATTTCCACGCTTTCATAACTTTCAAAGCGTCTAATAAATTTGGATACGTAGCCCACAAGAATAGCATAGCATTATCAGCCGCAATATCCTTGATGGGTAGTTTACAAATATCCTCTACATTCATAGTAGGATATTTATGGCTGACGTGTCGATCCGACTTAGCTACATTCCAGACTGAGAAGTGCCAGGGCGGGTCTGCGTAGATGATGTTGTACATTCCCATATTCCTTTCCGCGAGTCAAAATACCACGCCTTCTTACAGAACTCGCAATAATATAGATTAGGTCTTCGTCCGTCTAGTAATGCTATTCGACCACGAATTTTTGTACATCCATTACAATCAGGACATCTCATGGTAGTTTACTCATTGTAACTAGAAAATAAACTATCCAGGCAGTTATCAAGAAGATAACAGCATTAATCATTGCCCTTCGTAATTTCTTTTCCTCATCCATATTATACCTTTCCGCACCCTCTCCGCCCACCCCTACCGTTGGCCGTAGTCACCGTAATAATCTAAGGTGTACTTAGATCGATACCTAATTTATCAAAGAAAGGTTTAGCAATATAGTTATAGAATAATCCCGCGGTCATTACACCTAAGAACATCTGATTCACTTTGACAATGTAAGGTGCAACCACAGGGAATAATTCACTTGCTAACCAGCCTAACCCAAACACTGCGGCAATTGCTACAGCCGCCTTCGGTGCGGATTCACTATCAACGAACTTGAATACTTTCAAGCCTTGTACACCAAGTAAAACGTTTACTGCGATAGGAATTCCACCAAGCAATAATACAAGAACTTCCTCTTCCATCGTACGCCTCCTATGCGTCTAAGTTACGGGGCGGTTTTAGCCCTCGTTGTTCATACCACTGATCACTTCTAGCTGGCCCTGGAGTATCATCCTCTGCTACAGCTTCTTCCTCATCTATAAAATCAAACGAAGAAACAAATTCAACACTCGCTCTCTCTGGAAGTGAAGGCTGTGCTAACACATCCTTCTCAGCCTCAGCCTCTAGAAGCTGTCTCACGGCCTCTCTTAAAGTACGGATGGGAATATATCCGCCTCCAAGATTACTTAACTTGTAACCGTGTACATTGGTATAAAGTTCTATTAATTCCTTCCGTGTCATCTCGTCAACTAATTTTTCCATTGTACTCCCTCTAACATGTATTTATATCCTCCAATACTCCTTCAATAATCTTCGGAGAAATATATCCTTCTTTAAGCATAGCAAAAAGAATTTGTATAAAGATATCTCTGTCAAAAATTACAGCATCCTTTGTTGTCAGAAAAGCCTTATCCTTCCCCTTGATAATAATAGAATTAACAACGGGAAGAAATGTGACAGAAATCTCCATTAATTAACCTTTGCACCTGCGTTAAGAATTTCCTCAAAGTCATCTTCAAAAATCATATCACCGAATTCCATAGGAATTGAATTCATATGCATCAAAATTGATGCAATAGCATTTTCCTCTGTATCATCAAGAATCATCAGTGAGAAATCCTTTTCAATCCATGATTCGGGGTCGTCTGGTGTTTCGCTAACAGCTACGCACAATTTTCCAACTACTTTGTACAGACTATCATCCTCATTTTGTGACATAGATTCAATACTAACCGTCATCCTACGACCTCGATAGTTACGCTCTTGTGATCTTTGAAGAATTTCTTCTACTTTAAGTTCTAACTCAGTCTTTTCTAATTCCTTTTTCTTACCCATTATATTGATCTCCTTGTCCACTTTGAGAACGGCTCTAAAATAGTAAACAAATCTTCTAGAATTTCTACATCAGCTATATTATGGTCTAATACTTCCTTTAATATTTTTGCATCTCCATATCTAGCGGCAAACCATTCGTCTATGTGAAGATGTGTCTTACCATCTATTCCCAAGAAACGAGTCACAGCGTCTAAGGTGTTTTTATGAATTTGCAACAATGCCCTGGCTCTATAATATGCATCAAAATGATATATAGACCCATAAGCAGGGAATATGTATCCCCAATACAACGCTCTACTCCGCATATATGGAACATCAAACCGCGTCCCATAGTAAGTGACAATAATATCTAAATTATGTAACTCGTTTATTAATTCTCGAACAAGCCTCTTATCAAATGTTCCATTTAAAATTTCCCGCCGAGTAATTACGGCTGACTTGACTGGACCATTACGATATTTGATTGCCCAAGAAGTCATAAAACCAGCATTAGCTTTGAAATCCGAAGTTTCAATATCTATAAAACCCATCGTCAAACCTTCATACCAAAGCTGTTGGTTTTTTAGTAAGAATTTCTCGCCCCGTCTAAAGCAATTCGGGTGCGTCTTCTTCGTATGTCGGTGGATGCATCTTTCTTCGCCGCGACGTTTTATTGATGCCTGAATTTCGCGACCTTTTGGCCCCTTTAATGCATCCTTGACTTCCTTTAATAATTTGATTCTCATAACACTCCTCGCAGTTTGCACAAATCTCGATTTCGTCGTCTGTTAATTCCTCAAAACAAAATGCACAAATTCTAATTCTAACTGTCATTATCGTTTCCTTGCTAAAAACTTATCAAGTTTTGCAATTGCTTTTTCACTCAGTAGACGTTTTGATGCTACGTCATATGCAAAACCTACGTCTGTAAATTTTCCTCCTAATATGTAGCCTAGTATTCCACAAGTTTTCTTGAATTTCTTGGCTACACGTTTTCGAGTTACGTTCATCATATCTCCTACTTCCGCAAAACTGTAGCCTGAAGCAATTTTGTCGATAATAGTTACCTCCTCATTTGAAATCAATCCTTCCCCATATAATCGCTTTATAAGTATCTGAATACTCAAAGCGTTGTTATACACATCGTTATTGATGTCTCCAGATTCTAGTATAATGTATAGTGACCTAACATATTCTTCAACGATTCTAGACATCTAAATTTCCCTATCACATATTCCTCGATAAATACAATTTTCGCACTTTCCCCACCCACCTATTCTACCAAACTCCTTACTGATACTTGCTTCATCTTCCTTGTTTCTCATATTATACACTATTTCTGCTGTTTTGTCAAGTATCAATTCTGCATCCCGTAACAAGGTTTCCCTCATATCTATATTATAACACGTTCCGCTTAGTAAATGGCCAAAATAGATTCCATCTGGATCAGTATCAAACAGTTTCCTGTAAGCCCACCAGTAAAGCATAAACTGAATATCTCGTAACTCCCAACGACTAGGAGGCTTTTGACTTGTCTTCCAGTCATAGACAATATTACTATCAATTCGGTCCATTTTACCTATAAGATACACATCATTTCCATTCACAGGATCATATACCACAGGAATTCTGAATGAATGTTCTATCAAAACCTGTTCTGATAGGTCTAATCGAGGACGTATCTTCTCAATATAATTAGTCATCAACTTGACGATACTCTTAGGAGGATGCTTCGATTTCCATCGTTTTGATAGAAATTTTGTTCTACGATACCAATCTTCATTAGCCCAATCTATTATTTCATCTAGAGGAATCTCATTTTTATCCAGTTTTTCAATAGCTTTATGAATAACTGTCCCTAAGATCATATGTTCTGAGGGAATCGAAGCCTTTGAGTGATAGACGCGATAATAGTATCGTCGCGGACACGCCCAAAAATCCTTAATGCTTGATGCTGATAACAGTATTTTTCCCATTAGTATTCCGTCATATTCCGATTGAATTGTTTTGTCTTCCATACATCTATCATATCACGCATTACTTGAAATGTTAACTTAAGTTGTTCAAGTCTTCCCAACTTTACCGATATATGATTTCGGATATGATTAAGTTGTTCATAGGTTTCATCATCATAACCAACCTTATGATAAGTTGATTCGATAAAATTAAACGCAGGAGGTTTGAAGTTCCCCTTGCTGTCTGGTCCAACCCAATAATCCTCAACTTTCATAACCACGCCCGTAATTTTAGCTTGAACTTCGCTTAGGGCATTTTTATATACCGCTACTTCGGTAGTCAATACTCCAACCTCATTAGCAATCTTCAACATTTCCTCGAAGTCTGGTAAGTTATCCGTCATGTTGTTCCTCCTTGTAATCTAAATAATCTCTAATCTGTATGTATTTCTCGACATTTGCTAGGCTCTTAGCCAATACATCATCATCTGGCATCATAGAATTTAAGATAGGTTGTAGCTTTCTCCTAAGATCATCCACAGTCATTCCCTCCGTATAAGTCTCCACAGGATCAAAATCTAAAGTCTCATCAAATAAATGAATACCCCACAATGTACATATAGACTGAATAACAATGGGAGAAGTTTCCTGTACATCACTGATATATTGTACACTATAACCCTTGGTAGCCATTTCAACAATAGGGAAATCCGAAAGAATATAAACACAGGCCCGTTCCACGTTAGATTTACGGCACAAAAGTTCTACAATAACATCCCATAACGTAGCATTCGGATTCTTGTTATATACTTCCTCTGCTATCTCAGCCAATTCTTCATCGTGTTCAAATAAATTATTCATTCGCATTTAACTTCTCCCGTAAATCTATGTTCTCTCGATCTAAATCCTCCATTTCCTGTAATAAGCTATGAAAAGCGTCAAAATCAAAAACTATAAAATATCGAACATCTGTTCTAGACCCTGAAAATTTACATATCAAACAAGGAATATCATTAAAATTAGCCTCTGCCTCTTCCCGAATTTTCTCCAGCCACTCCCTTTTTAATGCCAGTTGAGTAGCACCACCATACCCTGTCTTTGCGTCGGCTCGTAATCGTCTAGATAGAAAACGATATACACCAATCAAGTCTCCTCGTAGATTATCCCAATCCATAATTGTTCCAAGAGAACCTGATCCTGGTATCCTTCTCCAAGATTCGGGATATTTTTTATTTAGGATTTTTATGGCATCATTTTCCCAACGTATACCTTTATCTTTTGATCTAACCATTTTTATAGTCAACCTTCTTGAAATCGATACTTTCAGGATTGGTATTATCGATGATACAAAATGTGCTACTGTCTACTCTAAATTGTAAACGTGCTGTTGGTCCATTTCTCTGTTTCAAAATATGCATCTCAAGTGGTGGACGGACTTTTTCACTATCAGGAAGCAATTCATATTGATCTGGACGATAAAGCCCTAGCACTACATCAGCATCTTCTTCGATATTTCCACTCTGCCGAATATCAGACAGAATAGGTCGTTTATCTTCACGATCTTCTACCTTCCTATTTAACTGTGATGCTATCAGCATCGTAATATCTAAGTCAACAGCCAATAATTTCAACATACGTGAAATCCTACCAAGTTCTGCTGTTTGATCATCGGACCTTTCAGCAAGAAGCTGAATATAATCAATAACAACTACAGCCAGTTGTGGAAATTGACGTTTATATTTCCGTATGATACCAGCCGCATAATAAATATCACCAGTAATATTTGTATCAAACCACATTGGTAGCTCGGATAAAGTCTTCTTAGCACGTTTCAAATCGTTAATTTTACCTGCTAAATTTCCAAATTTGATATCAGTGTGATCTATTTCAGCTAAGTGAGCAAACATGCGTTCTATAACATTTTGTAGACTCATTTCTTTCTGGAAAAATAAAACTCCATGTCCTTCCTTGGCTACTGCAAGACCCATCTGACTCATTGTAGCGGATTTACCGTGTCCTGGTCTGGACATCACAATCCACGACTCACCACCAAACATACCACCAGTATGATAATCCAATAACGGTAAACCAGTAGCAAGTCCAGGTTGTTTCTTATCATCTTGTCTAAAACGTTCGTCAACTACCTTATAAGCTTGTTCTGCCGCCTCTGCCGCACTTACTACACCGTTAGTAGAAACTTTACCCTCAATATTATCAACTTCTTCTCGTACTTTATTTAGCAAGTCCTCGGTATTAGAAAATGAACCCAACCAACCAGGGATTTGCTCTCCAATACGGATTACCTGACTCGCTCTATAAGCATCAATAACGGCTTTACGATAAAGTTCAAAACTGGCATTTATTTGAAATTCTTTCAAGCGAGTAATATACGATTCTCCGCCTGAAAAATCTAATTTATTTGTAGCACTAAGACGCCTCAACACAGCTTCGGCTGTTACAATAGGCTCATTTTCTTCGCGAACAACGCCAAGCATAGCCTCATAAATATTTCTATGTAGACCCGATGAAAGCATATAGGGTCTAACTGTTACTTGTGCCGATTCAAAATTCTCAGGTTGTTGAATAATAAGTGCTAAAAAATTAAATTCATTATCATGACTAAATCTTTCAACGTGAGCCACATCCATGTCTTACTCCATAATTGTAAGAATTTAACACCATTACATTTTCGACGGAAAGGATACCAGTATACTATGAAAAAGTCTGAAGGATTCTCAACGCCATGCAAGAAACCGACAGTCTCAGCCATAGTCCCAAGGAAACGTAACCAACCGTTCTCTAAAACAATAGCGTCAAACAGGGGTTGAGAGGCTCGAACTCCCGAATACAGTTTTGGAGACTGCTGTTTTTCCACTAAACTAAACCCCTGTTATGAAGGTCTACTCTGCTGATCCTTCATGAGTAAATAAGTCTTGCACCAATTCACCTGCCGTATCACTTAAAGCTTCCTGAAGTTCGGACGAAATTTCAGCTTCCTCTTGTGCTCGTCTGGCCGCAAAAATATCAGCCAACGACACCCCTTCTGTAGCCCTTACCATTTCTTCAGGACTTAACTGAACGCCAATACTGGACAAGACGTATTTCTCCAATTCAAACTCATCTAAAATTGGAGTTATATCATCAACATTCTGATACAACGGAACAACCGATATGGTCATACTCTGCTTTTTGCCAAGCGTTACCAGTTTAATATCAAACGTATTGATACCACCTGATTCCTCACCAGTGTCATCATCAATAGCCAAAGATTCTAGATGGAACGTCTTGATTAACTCAAATAGTCGTTTTCCACGTTCAAGAACTTTGATCGTATTGGATGGTGCTGGTTGCTGATCAACCAAGCTTCGTAAACCATCAGATGTTACAGTCGGAAATGTTACTGCCTTACCAGAAACCACTCCATAATATTCCTCTCCAGTCTCAGGGTCTTTTACTACTGGAGTACGATCTAGAACATTAACCATCCAACGATACTGTCGAGGGAGATAACCCTTGACATCACCAAAATCGTCAGGATATTGTGCTCGAATTTCTGCATTCTTTTTACAAATTGGGCATTCATCACCTAGACACATAATAGGAAATGGTTTCCCTATTCTAATCCAGTGTCGCATGATGCCATAAGCATTTTCATCTAGAATTCGGACGATTCGAGGAGAACCTTCAAGAAACGATACAAATTTGGGTCTTTTATAAGGAATGAAATCCTCACTAAACCCTTCTGGAAATGTTACAAAATCACCCATTTTAAACCTCCTGTTCTGAGTCTTCTAAGTCGCCATTCAAGAGCTGTTGTAGTTCATCGTAGGCATCTGATCGGATTTGCTGTAAAGCCCCTATAGCTTCTCCGAGATTAAACCCATGAAGACGAGTATTAAGCTCAATGTATTTGCGATATTCTAGCTCTATAGTTACCATGAGAATATAGTACAACTTTGCTATGATGTCTGGATTTGTAGCATGTTCCTCTGGCACTTCTAGAAACCGATCCGCGAAACGAATATTCTTAAACTCACCTAGAAAGTACAACCTATCAATCCCTATTTCTCTTTTCATTCGGCCTCCTTTTCTTCTTTTTCCTCGTTTTCGTCCTGCCCAATTAAAGGCAGAGGTCTAACACCGACTACATTATAACACATTTCTATGATTTTGTCAAGTACTTCTTTGTTGGCTTTCAAGTACTCAATAGACTTCAATATACCCTGACCAAGTGTTTCATCCTTAAAGACTTTGTAAGCCCCTCGGCTCTTTACAATACCCAACGAACCTGCAAATATAATTATATCTCTATAGTAATCTATTCCTTCACCCCAAATTATCGGAAATTTTGCAGAACGATATGGAATTCCAATCTTGGATTTTTGGATAGAAAAATTAACCATATTACCAATTTTTGTATCATCATTAGTTTTAATATAAGAGGATTTAAATAATGAAATACCAATAGAGGAGTAATGTTTTAAAGCATGACCCCCTGGCATTTCATATTCTTTAATGAAACTGCCGATCTTTGCACGTACCTGATTCAAGAACAAGAATGCCACCTTGTTTACTCGGACCGCAAACGCATTTCGTTTCAAGAAACGTGTTAATACTCGCGATAAAGGTGCGTAGTGTTGATCTTCAAAATCAGCTTCAAGTTCTGTATCAGTTACCAATGCTCCAACCGAGTCAAAAATAACTAGATCAATGTCCTTACTACGGACAGCCATTTCTGCAATCTTGAAAGAATCCTCAGCCACTTCAGGTCTAATTATAATGAAATCTCTAGAGTTTATTCTAGTCTTGCCTAAAATACTAGTTAGCAATACACTATCCAATGTTTGTTCTATATCTATATATAAAACTTTACCCTTACGATCTAAACATTCCCTGGCAATATGAATTCCTAATGTTGTTTTTCCACTTGACTCTGGTCCCCATATGTGTGAGTATCTAGCCATAGGAATTCCTCCAATGGTTGTTGATACATCCAGAGAAAAAGAGCCTGTAGGAATAACACTCGGAATTTCTGCCGTCGTTTCTAGCACATCATCACCAAATTCTTTTGTAATTTGTGCTACAATCTCTGATTCAGTTTTTTTCTTTGCCATATTATTTACTCCAATAAGATGAAACAGTAGTGTTTACTTTAACAGGTATGCTTCTAATAAATCTCTCACCAGCCTCTATCATCCTGGCTTCCACAAACTTAGCCGCCTCCTCTGAAACGCTCTTGTGCGCCTCATACACAACTTCGTCATGAACGGTCAAAATAATTCTTAGTAAATCCCCAAAAGGATTTTTATTACTAATATCAATCATGGCTAATTTAATCATGTCCGCGGATCCGCCTTGGATAATATGATTAAAACCTTCTCGCCAAATTTTAAATTTCTCTTGAATATTATGTGCCTCAAAAAATGGTCTACCATGTAGAGCAGGTATTCTAAAATAACGCTTACGCCCAAACGGAGTAATAGAATAACCTCGTTTAATTATCTCACTTTTGACAGCTTCAATAAAATACATTAATTGAGGATAAGTATCACCAAAATCTTTAAGCATCTGCAATCCCTCTGAATGAGGGATACCAAAGTTATAAGCAAGACCTTTGGCTGATGTGCCATATAGAATAGCATAGTTAGCAGACTTTCCTTTTGTAATAGTATCCAAATCAAGTTCATCAATGGGCATATGAAAAATTCTCGATGCTGTCAACTCATGTAGCTCAATATCATTAAGGAAGGCATCCCGCATTGTTGGGTCTTGGCTGGCCTCGGCTACAATTCGTAACTCAATTTGTGAGTAGTCTGCTGTGATCAAATCCCATCCTTCGGGTGCGATAAAACAATTACGATAACCGCCGCCGCGAAGAATGTTTTGAAGATTTGGGTCACGTGACGCAAACCTACCTGAGTTTGTAGCCAGTTGATCAAACGTACCAAATATTCTTCCCGTAGCAGGGTCTACTTCCTCAAGAAAATTCTCACCAAACGATGTAACTTTCTTTGTCCACTCTCGATACTCAATCAAAGTCTTGACAAATGGATGTTCTCTAAATTCTCGTTTCAAATACTTAGAATTTGTATTATCTACAGGAAGCCCCATCAAAAAAAGCAAACGTTTCATTTGATGTGGGCTATTTAGATTCACATTTACCTTGAAAATCTCCATCCATTCTTCCAAAGTTATAGCTTCTTCACACATGCGTTTGTAAGCTACTTTCTTATCCCTACACTTGACCAAATAAAAATCCATCATTTCTATAGCATTAGCAAATGACGATTCATTTAGTTTATTGAAATGCTCTGCTATCTTATAAACATCCTCCAACATTAAACTGTAGTAGTTCATCTGGTTTTCTTCGGCCAGGATGACCAATTCTTTCCATTTATCCTTATCCAATAGAACGCCATTAAGTTCCATCTCTATGACGACAGGTAGAAGGTCCATTTCCATATCAAAAATATGAAGTAATCGATTATTCTTTAAATGAATTAGTTGTTCTGCACTAAGATACGCCAAATACTTCACATCATTTACTGCGTATTCTAAAATATCATCAGTAACAATGATGTCGGGGTTATCGACAAATGTTTTTCCTGTTTCCTTCTCTAAACTAAAACCATAATACTTATCAACCAGCTTTATTAATGAAAGATAATGTGACTCCAGACCATTAGATATAATTACCTCTGCCAACATAGTATCATGGAACTTCGTTGGCAAAAAATCATAATGATGCTTTAAGAACTTAAAATCGAACTTCGCGTTATGAGCAACTAGCTTCTTAGACGAGATAACATCTAATAGCTGGTCAATCAACTCCATTGAGAGGTATCTAACGTCATAGACGTTTACCCACTCTAGCTCCCCAATACTCAATAGAGTTATTTGATCATTTTTTGAATCTAGACCAGTTGTTTCAATATCTATACCAAGAACTTCGATATCATCTTTGATTCTTTTTAAGTTGTCAAAAAAAGTATGCTCGCTCGCTATATATGAAACCTCAACTTCCATTTGATTCTCCTTTAATGAATCTATTTCATTTAATTCATAAGAACTTTATAATACTGAATTAACTTTTACAATTAAGTAGTACTATTAAGTACTTAAACAGAGTGTACTTAATTAAGTATTGTTAAAGGAAGAAGAATTTCTCTGAGAAGGAAAGACTTCTACCAACTTGTTACATTATACCATAAAAACGAGTGTTTGTCAATAGAGCAAGTGTTCTAAATTTGGGGCTTGACAAAAACTCAAAAGTATGGTATAATATAGCAAGATTGGAGGTAGATATGACCAACCTAACATTGTTAGACGATCTTAGACGTTATCTAAAAGTCTTGGAAGATCGGCGTACGTATGATGAAGAAATTGCTGTTACATTGCACCAGCCTGACGTTGAAACTTTTCTGGCTAGAATTGATCTTTTAGATAACATTATACCAGAAATTCGGGATATTGTCAAGAGGTATTCGGATGGCTAAAGTTATACGATGCATTTATTGTGAGAAGCAATTTAAGACTCAAACCGAGGCTAGGAAATGTAGGGACAGTCACAATCTGCTTTATGTTCCATTTGCACCAGAAGATTTAAATCGAATAGTAAACTATATGTATAATCCTGATATGAGAATACTACAAGGTACTCCTATTGTTAGAGTACTTCAACGATACCTGAGGGTAGCTTATGAGAAAGCGCGGAAGACCTCGGAAGAAGATATGTCTAATTTGTGACAAAGAAATCCGAAAAGGACAGCCTCAACGTTTAATCCCTCTTGATAGACCATATGGTAACTTAATAGCCCATCGAAAATGCTGGAATGAATTCGATATAATTAAGGCTATAGACGATAAAAAAGATGCAATTTTAAGCGGAAAATATGGAATTTTAACGTTTTTTGATTAAAAACGCCCATTTTTCTGTCATTTGTGGTATAATTAAGTTAAATAATGGAGGATTGCGTGAGTAAGACTCGGATGTACGGTCATAACAAGAAACAATTACGAAACCTCAAGCAGTTTGCTGATATGACTGATGAGGAGTTTGAGGAATATTGGAATGAACAAGGGGAAGAAGTTTTTATAGATTTACAAGTTATTGATGAGGAGATTGACAAGAAATGGGTGGAGTTTGAGGAAGATTATGATCTATCTGATCTTAAGATCAATGATAGATTAGTGCTTCGGAATCTCATTCGGGCAATTATATCCCTCGAAGAGCTTGAGAATGACTTCTATTTTTTAAGACAACAAATATCAGATGGGAACATTCTCCTTTTAGATAGGCTATCAAAGGTTATGAATAATCTCCGTAAAGATATTTCGGAGATGCAAAACGATCTGAAACTTACTAGACGAATTCGTAAGGATAGTCAAGAGGAGAATTTTGCTACCTATCTAAATAACATTCAAGAAAAAGCTAGGAAATTTTATAAAGAAAAGATGGTGTATGTTTTCTGTCCTAAGTGCCGTATGTTGTTAGCTACAATATGGTTGCTCTACTCAGGAGATGAAACAGCCAATCTTCATTTAACCTGTAATCGTGAGAAATGTGGTTACAGTTTCACCACTAACCTAATTAAACTTTATAGTACTGACAATAGAAATTTACAAGATGTAAAATTACCGTAGGAGGTAAAAATGACGCAGAGATTTGAAAATGAAGGCCCTCCAGTTTTACTTTATACTGATTATCTTAGACCTGTAACGGGCCATCATGACGGAACAACCATTACATCTGCTACAATATTAACTCCACCCGCAGGAGCAACGAAACTTCTCATGCAAGCTATAGGTCAAGATATACGTTATACACTTGATGGGACTACACCTACAGCTACCTGCGGGTTTCAGCTTAAGGCTGATGATCCCCCTCTGTTGATATTGGTTGCTGACGATATGGTTATTACTGTAATTGAAGAAGCCGCTACTGCTGATATTCAATATCAATGGGGCAAATAAAATGTCTTGGATTAAATTTGGTCGTTTAGGTACATTTAGAGTCAAAAAGGGAGGCCAAGATATATACGCCGCTTACGCGGCTTTTGATTCATTTATCGATGATGATGATACGATTATCACAGCCCATGTGCCAGAGAAGGGTGGTGCATGGATTCAAGGTGGGGCTGGATCAAACATTACAATTCAAAGTAATGAGGCTGATCTTGATGGCGCTAGTGAGAAGCACGCTTTATTAACTTCGAGTTATCATGTCCAGGCTAATGTAAAGGGACAGAGTGCAGGGGCTTATGGTGGAATGGGTCTTCTCTTTCGAGGCGACTCCTCAGTTGGTAATGGTCTGATAGTAGCACTGTGTAAAGGGGCAAAATCTCAAGATGTACTTGTTACTAGGGTGACTAATTGGGCCAACGTAGCGGGTGGACTTGCTATGTCAGCCGTTACATTACCTGCGGCGGGTACATGGGTTAAGATCGAAGTTATTTACACTGATACCCATATAACTGTTAAAATAGACGATGCTACTGCCATCGATAATGTACCAGAAACTACTTATGGAGGACAGACGGAAATTGGCATTGGTCATTATTTATGGGGTGATACAACTAGTATACAATGGGATGACTTACGTGCATGGTAATTCGCAAGGGCAAATGTAATCGGTGTGGTAAATGTTGTGATTATGGGGGTAAATGGCCGTGTGAATATTTAAGATTTGATGGGGATATTGCTATATGTAATATCTATGAAAATCGACCTAAAGTGTGTAGATTATATCCACAAAGACTCGAAGATGTGTTTGAAGGGTGCGGATTTTATTTTGAAGAGGAGGGTATATGAGTAAGATAGCTTTGATTACTGGTATAACGGGTCAGGATGGTAGTTATTTAGCTGAGTTACTGCTTCACAAAGGATATGAAGTTCATGGCGTGATGCGTAGGTCTAGTACTTTTAGCACGGAACGTATTGAACATATATTTCCGAAACTAAAGTTACATTATGGTGATCTGTCAGACGGGACCAATTTAGTTAATCTATTAAATAATATTATGCCTGATGAGATTTATCATCTAGGTGCTATGTCTCATGTCAGAGCATCATTTGATATTCCTGTCTATACTGGCGAAATCACAGGTTTGGGTACGACTAGGCTTCTGGAGGCTATTAGACATATTGGATTTCGTCCTCGTTTCTATCAAGCTTCAAGTTCGGAAATGTTTGGGGCTAGTCCTCCACCACAGGATGAAGAAACTCCATTTCGTCCTCAAAGTCCATATGCCGTAGCAAAAGTGTATGCTTATTGGACTGCTAGAAACTATCGTGATGGCTATGGATTGTACATTACCAATGGAATATTATTCAATCATGAAAGTCCACGTAGAGGAAAAACTTTTGTAACTCGAAAGATTACAAGAGCTGTAGCACGAATTAAAGCAGGGTTTCAAAAGGATTTATACTTAGGTAATTTAGATTCTAAACGCGATTGGGGATATACTCCAGAGTATGTTGAAGCTATGTGGAAAATGGTGCAAGAAGATATTCCAGATGACTATGTACTAGGGACAGGAGAAACTCATACTGTAAGAGAGTTTGTACGAGAAGCTTTTAGCTACGCCGAATTAGATTGGAAGAAGTATGTAAAGTTTGATAAGCGATATCTGCGACCCACAGAAGTTGATGTTTTACAGGCTAATCCTACTAAGGCTAAGTATAAGTTAGGTTGGGAGCCTCAAATTAGTTTTTATGATCTTGTGAAAATTATGGTTGACGCTGATCTACAAGCCACTGGTCTAAATCCCATAGGTAAAGGTGTGGACATTGTTGATGGGCGATTTAAATTTGGTTGGCATACATGGGATAATAGCGTGACAGCCTTATTAAGGGAGGCACGATAATATGTGTATCGTTATCTTCGGACATGTCATTTGTATAGAGTGGCCAGTTTTAATTGCTGTTATATCCTTTGTTCTAAGTGCATGGGGCTACGTAAAAATGAAGTCCCAAAAAGTATTGAATAAAGGTAGTACTATGGTTGGACGGTTGATTGACAGAATAACAGCACCACCTAAGAAATTGATTGACAAAATTACCATGCCACTTATTAAGCTAACTGCTTTTTTCCTTTGGCAATGGGAATTCATGCGAAGGCATAAAATACTTAGATGGATATTTTTAAGTATAGCTATAATCGTAGCCCTAATTTATAAGGCGGCAGGTGGCGAGGCAGTTCTTCAAGTGGCTATGATGGTTTTGCAATTATTGTACGGTCTTGCTTTCATGTTAATGCAGTTTATTGGACTATTCTGGTTTTTGGCTAAACCGAAAACTATTGAAATTTTACCAATTGATAAAAATGTGACTACGTGGGATGACTATTGGGGTCAACCACAAGTAGTTGAACTTATTACACAATGGGGCGAACTTATTAAAGGTCGGAAAGATTTTGATGAAATGGGAGGCGAAGCTGTAAGAGGTATTCTACTTATTGGTCCTCCAGGAACGGGGAAAACTCATCTTGCTCGATGTATGGCTGGTTCAACTGGTGTAGCATTTTATGGTATGGATGGTTCTGGTTTTAGAGCTATGTTTTGGGGTGTAGATATTCTTCGTATGATGGCCTTCGTTAATAAAGGAAGGAAATTAGCAAAAGAGTGGGGTGCTTGCTGGCTCTACATTGATGAAGTTGACGCTTTAGGTAGTAGAGGAGCACCTGGACAAGCAGGAATGGGCATGTTTGGTGGTCGAATGATGGGACAAGGTGCATTAAATCGACTACTAACGGAAATGGATGGTATTACCAAAATTTCTCTTTATGATGAATGTCAAAATAGAATACGTAGAAAGTTAGGTTATTCTGATATTGATCAGGGTACAGTAATGTTTGTAGCCGCCACAAATCAACCAGATTTACTTGATCCAGCTTTGCGGCGAGCGGGACGTTTCGATAAGACTATTGAAGTCGGTATGCCAGATAAAGCAAGTCGGCGTGCTGTGATTGAAGGTTATCTCGGTAAAATTCATGTAAAAGCTCAGAAGTGTCCATATTGCGATACTACAATTCTTGACAGAACTTATCGTGATCGACGGGGAAATTGTGGAGCGTGTGGTGGTATGCTAACCGATATAGATATAGATGCTCTTGTACAAGATACCGCGGGACGTACGCCAGCCGATATCGAATCTGCTATTGTTTCTGATGCATGTAGATTAGCCTATTTTGATAACCGTAATACTGTCACCTTTATGGATATAGAAAACGCAATCCAGGAACAAATGCTTGGGCTTCAAAATCCAATTTCTGATTTTGAACCTGAACAAAGACGTACAGTGGCAATACATGAAGCTGGACATGCACTTGTTCAGCACTTCTTGATGGATGATGTTCGTTTAGTAAGAGTATCAATTATTCGTCGTGGTGATTCTTTGGGTTACTTAGACGCAAGAGCCAAAGAAGATATCTATGTTATACCTTTGGATAAACTTGTACGATCTATTAAAGTGGCTTTGGCTGGACATGTGGCTGTTGCTCTTGTGACTGGTGAAGAGTGGAGTGGTGCATTAAGTGATTTTGCTGGTATTCACAACAGGCTCATGGCGTTAGCGGCTCATGGTTATTTTGGTGTTTTTCCAATGGGGCCTGAAATTTGGAAAGACCACAAGATGAATGAAAGAATTCAAAAGAAGGTGCGGCAATGGATTAATGAAACTTCAGAGTTATTGTATGAACACGGAGAAGCATTGGAAGCGTTAGTTAATGCTCTCTTAGAACATGAGGATATATCAGGCAAAGACGCTGTGGCTATCATTGAGGCACATGAAAAAGGCGGTGTCGAATGAGAAAATTTTATTTTTTACGTATAATGTTTATTCTAGTATGGGCTATGATTTTTTACTTTGGTTATATAATAGGTGATAAAGTCATGGATAATATAGCGGCTTCTCAGGTTCCAATGATACCACATGAATTATCTACTGGAATAAATGTTTCTGCTGTTGGTGATGTTGTAGACCCTAGTACAGTGCTTGTCTTTGAAGTTATTTTCAATACAAAGTGTAAAGGATGTGTGTCTCAATTGACATTTATGAAAGGAATTCATAATCCACCAGAAATTTTTGTAGTAGGGGTGAACTATGGGGAGAGTGATGAAGCTGTACAAAAACTGGTAAATAAATTAGATTTAGAATATCCCATCATCACGGGAATTGAAGAAGGCACTTTGAGTGTATCAAGTATTCCATATACCACTGTTTATGTTCCAAATCTCGACACAGGACAATGGATGGTATTTGATGAATGGCCTGGATTTACTGGAGGACTTAGTAGTAAGAGTCAAGGTGCGTTAGATCGTTTACATGCTTATTTGGAGGAGCAAAAATGAAAAGATTAAAGGTTTATGTAAGAGCTGTATTGGTTTTACTTATTGCTGGTGTTGTTGGTGTAGGAATTTGGCCTCTGTCACAACCTTGGTTTAAATCTGAGTTTCATCAAGACCTTGTAAAATGGGGTGACTCTAATTTCTACGTAGCTGAAGGTCTTGGCTGTGATTATTTTGGTGACGTTTTCCAGGATGCTGTGGAAAAAGGGGAGCCAGAATTGTGTCTTGACCCTGGATTTATTTATGCCTATGCAGGTGGTTATGATTGGGATGATCCGTTTTTTATGATGGCGTTGAAGTTTGAAAGAGATCATCCAGAATGGGACATTCTACATATTGAAAGAGAGCCATTTGATATTAGGGCTGAACCAGATGATGAGCTACATAGCGAGGACTTCCTGATTGTTGTCTTCAATGTAGAAGGGCTAAAGCGACTCGAAATCACGGAGTACATTCAGGAATGGGGAGCCAATCAAAATGATTATGTTATCCTGCTATGGGCCGAATACTCCGCACAGAAGGGGTACTGGGTCATGAGATACTACATGGAATATTGGGTTTCTGATGGAGTGTGGTATGAAGCATTCTTGAGCACTCCTCTGAAGAGTATATTTGCAAAGTGGGTTGGAAATCCCTACGCAGACTAATGAAAGTAGGAACAACGAATTGGTTATTTGTTATAGGATTCTTCCTGTCTTTAATAGGATTCATCCTATTGATAATGGGAATGGGTGGTATGTCGTTGCCAGTTTTGGGTACTGCTGATAACGTAGTAATTTGTGGAATTTTTGTACTGGTGTATGCTACAATGTTTGTTTGGTCAAGTAATTACGTAATAGTAATTTGCCCCAAATGCGGCTTTAAAGGAGATATAAACGGATGATCAAAATTATTGATGTTAATGGAAAAGAAAGAAATATTCTTTCGTATAAGCGAATTCTTCATGCTTCGCAGAATGGTATCACTGGCGAGGCTATTGATGAAGAATACGTAGAGGTCATGATTAAAGGAAAGTCAGGACGGGAGTGGAAAGAATGGTATCCGCTCTCAGATTTTGTTGAGAAAAATCCTGGTTTAGATGTCTAAATTACGTTATAAGAGACAAGGACAATGTATTAGATGTGGCGTATGTTGTTTAACAGAAGGTAAAGATGGGGGGCCTTGTAAATATTTGAAACTGGCTGGTGGTGGTAAGCAAGCTAGTTGTTTACTTATCAATCATCCAGAACGTCCTCAAAAATGCAAAATATTCCCTCAAGCACCCCCAATATTAATAGATACCTGTGGCTATTATTTTCTTGATACGTGGGAAGAAGATAGAATAGTCAGAGTGAGGGAAGTCTAATATGACAGTTACAGCAAGTGTTGATGGTTATAATTTTATAAATGGTTGTGAAGCGGCGGCAGATTGGACAGGTGAATCTCCTGCCGATGTAGCAGATTTCTTTAAATATGGAACTCAATGTGTAGGATTTGTATTTCGTGGTGTCGGTGATAATGATTCATATATTACTGTTGCTGAGGATTTATCAGGAACAGCTCATCTTCGTTTTTGGTTTATGACAACTGCTATAAATGAACTAAATACGGACGCTAATGGTGGAATTCAGGTTTATCTTAGTGATGGAGCTAATACTGGTTATTGGTATGTAGGCGGTAGTACGACTTATCCTGGTGGTTGGTATAATATTGTTGTTGATTTATCAAGAGATGTAGATTCTGGTACTAAACCTACCATGACTGCTATTACTACTCTTGGGATTAGAATTAATCAAACAGCGGCTCCTAAAAACGTTCAAAATACCTGGATTGATCATATCTATGCAGGTAACGGTATTATATCTTACGGAGATGATGGGGGAAGTGCATATGATCTTGATGATATCTTAGCAATTGATCAAAATACAACCTACGGATGGGGAATACTTAGAAAAATTAGTGGTATTTACTATCTCAATGGTAAGCTTATTTTTGGAGATGCGTCTGGTACAAATTCATGTGAGTTTGCTGATGCAAGTGAAATTATTATTTTTGAAGATCGTAAGGTTAATGATGCTTTATATTCAATTACGGTGGTAGGAAATGGTACTGGTACAACTAATTTTAAATTAGGGACTAAAGCAGGTACGGCTGGTGTTGAGGGATGTGTTATTAAAGCTGAAGGAACAAAAAAATACGATGTAATTTGTACGGATACTGATGTAGCTTATTTCAAACTGTACGGTTGTACATTCTTGGATGCCGATGTAATTCAATTACCGTTATATAGTTCTGGTAATCGAGAGATGTTAAACTGTAACGTTGAAGCTTCGGCTCAGATTGAAGCATCGACATGTACAATTACAAATTTAAATATTATTACTGCGGATACGCGTGGAGTTCTTATTACGGGTGAAACGTTCTATATGACGGATTCTGCATTAATAAACTGTCCGTCAGGAATTCACATTAATACATCAGGTACTTTTAATCTCGATGCCATACAATTTATTAACTGTGTGTGGGATATCGAAAATTCAAGTGCTGGTAATGTAATTATCAATAACTTACCTGGTTCTAATGCCAGTACTTATGTAAATACAGGTGGGGGTACAGTAACAATTCAAACATCCGTTTATATTACTATCGATGTGGAAGATACGGATGGAAATCCGATTGTAAGTGGAAGGGTAGCAGTTTATAAAACTTCTGACGACTCTGAATTAATGCGGGAGTATACAACTGCGGCTGGACAGGCTCAAGAAGTATTTAATTATGTTGAAGATACAGATATCTATGTACGAATTCGGAAATCATCTGTAGGGGAAACGAGATATTATCCTTATAATACAACGGGTGAAATAACAGATGGTGGATATACCTTGACAGCCGTAATGATTGAAGATACAATCGTACAATAATTAGGAGAAAAGAAATATGGCAATACAAGATGATTTTTCTATTGATTATGTGAATCTTAGAATTCACCACTCAGCGGGAGCTACTGTTTATACAAGTAACCAGTTATATTCTTGGCTAATGAATGAATTCGATGAACTTGATCAAATGGATGATGTTGTTCCTATGAGTGCGGCTACTCCAACTGCTTACTCACTAATCAATGGATGGTTCCTTGATTATGGAGATGGTAGTGAAGCACATAAATACCTAAGTGGTGGTGCTATTGAGTCCGTAGGTTGGAACAATGTTATTCTTCGTCTAGAGCTACAGTCAGGTGGCTATGTTAACTGTACATCTGGTGATAGAGGTAAAGAAGTAACCGACGATGCCGTGGCTGTTGGACCACTCGTAGCCTATGATAATACAAACCGTGTTTGGTGGATTCGAGACACTGAAAGTCATGGGCAGATTGCTGATACATCAACTATGGATATTCCAACAGGTGATGGTAGTGGTACTGCGGATGAGAACTCAGAGACAGGTGAAAACCTCTGGACAAACCTCTATACCCTTGGTACTCTTGAAGATAATCCAACGCTCTATATTACCAGGGATGATACCCGTATTACGGGTTGGTGGGGTGCAGATCAGATTGACATTATTATGCTTATCAAAGAAGCTGGTGTAGAACTTGGTGATAAACTGGCTGGTGGAGACACTGGTTGGGTACAAGTTTTTGACCGTCAATGGACTGATCTTTGGGACTGGTTTGAAGTTGATCTCGGTCCTGGTGGTCGTCAGGCTGTACCTATGGCTACGTTTGAGGACTTGAATAATACTACCGCAGAAGGTACTGTTGCTGGATGGACAGATGTTGTAATTAGTGTGGCTGGTCCATATTCCAAAGATATTGGTGATGGTGGCGGCGCACAAAACTATGATTATAGTATTAACTGTGGTGGTCGTATTCTTAGTCAAGTTTATGAGCGTCTAAAGTATGTTACCAGAGATGGGGAAACAACTCTTATCGATGGAGTTCAAGGTCAGCAATACGTGACTGTTGCTGGACAAGAAGGTACATATGCTCCAGTGAAACAGGCTCCGTTTGGAACCTTTGCTGGTGGTATTTTCTTCGGTGCAAGAGGTATTTGGATTGAAAATATGTCTGGTGGTGATACCGAGAATTATCAGTTGATTGATAGTAACGGCGTTACCCGAAGTCCTCCAACCCAAGCACCGATTACAGTTGTGTCCATTGTAGCTGGAGATCGAGTTCTAGTCGCCGAATCTACTGGTGAAGGTTTGACAGCAATTAAGAAAGACCAATATACAGTATCAGGGACAATTATAACTGGCTCGAACTTTATTCATATTACTGTACCAATTCCAGCCGATACTCCTGCATCTGGTTTCATTCGCGTAGTTGATGTGGGTGTTAGTGAAGAACGCTATCAATACTCTGGTTGGGCAAATTGGACTTTTGGTTTGCTTGAAAACACAACGAAAGAATACGTTGGTCCAATAGACACATGTTATGTTCCATATGTTGATAATGAAGCCATAAGTACAACTATAGTTCAGTCTCTTACCTATGATGATAACGCGTGGCTCGTTGCACGAGTACGCAAATACGGTATTATTCCGTGGGAAGGTACTGGACAGCTAGTAACTGGTGGAGTAACCATCACAGCAAGTCGCATAACTGACTCTATAGCTGAATAATATTCTGAGAAGGGAGGAAAATCATGGCTCTTAGTTTTGACTTCCAGAATACTATCATTGATATTAGTTCTCCGCAAGTTGAACTTGATGTTCAAGACTTAGTAAATGCAATAAGAACTGTTGAAGCAACAGTTGAAGGTATTGCTTACCCTCACATACTCAATGCCTCTGGAAAAGAGGTTCTTGCAGACCCCGCTGGTGGGACTGTGAGGGTAAGTATTACCGCTGATATCCAGGGCGATTGGCAATTAAGATTTTGGGTAGGAGACTATACCGCAACCATTTATGGTGGAAACTTGGTTGGTGGTCTTGGTGATGACCCTGTTGCTTATAGTGCTGGTGTTCAAGTTTTGCTAATTCAGTCGGCGTATGCTACTCTTGTTTCAACAGGTGAAAGTGGTTTGACTAGTGAAGAAAGTACGAAATTGTTATCGCTCGATACAAGTGGTATTGCTTCAGTTCAATCTGATGTGACAGATGTACTAACGGATATTGCGGCCTTGCAAGTTGACATAGATGCTCTGATAGTTTCTATTGAAGATGCTCTTGGTTTGATTGGTGAAAATGTTAAATGGAGTGGTATGGCATTTGACTCAAATAAAAACTTGATCTCGGCTGTCATAACACAGTATACGGATAACACATTAGTTACACCGCGTAAAGTATGGCAATTAACAGCTACATATGATGGTCAAAGTCGTATAACAAGTTATCAACTGAAGGAATACTAATGACCAGAGCAGATAATATTGCATCACATGGTCGAATTGGACGAGCCTCAGCCGTGACAATAATTTCATTTGGACGGCTCATTGAATCATGGCGAATAACTGTCATTGTTGAAGTTATGAGGCTTATGTCAGAAATTAAACGAACAATGGAACTTGTATCAAGGATCAAATAATGGAACCTGAAGTTTTAGAAATGATATCACAGATAGATTTCACTATCGCAGGGCTATCAGCAGTAGACATGGAAATAGATGGGATGTCACAAATTGACTCTCAGATTAACCTTGTCAGTAGTGTTGATACAACTGTTGAAATAGAATCTAGACTGGATTTGGAAGAGGTTTAAATGAGCAAATTTTATGTAGGAGATGAACCACTTATCTATATCGATTGTGTAAATGATATCTCTGCGGCCAGCGAAGTCAAGATTCGGTATGAACGTTCTGATGGAACATCGGGTTATTGGGATGGTACTCCATTAGGTGCAACTCATATTACATATCAATGTCTAGCTACTGATCTTGACATAGGTGGTACGTGGAAATTCCAGGCTTATGTTGTAGTTGGTGGTCGAGTTTATCATGGAGATACAGTTGAACAACTGATAAGTACATTAGGCAAGTAAAGGAGGACGTATGAACGTTCTATTTGTGGGCGGGGGTAGAAGGATTGAATTAGCCAAACGATTCATAGCAAGGGGCTACAAGATATTTGCTTATGAGTTACATTCCAATGTTCCTATTAGTTCTGTTGCACGAATCGTTGAAGGTTGCAAATGGACAGATGAAGGACTTTCCGATCATCTTCTTGCAACTATACAAGAACATAATATTGATTTAGTGTTTCCCCTACAAGATGAAGCTATTAGACTTTGTGCTGAATTATCTGATGTAGGAGCTAAAGTTGTAGCATCCAATCCTGAAACGGCTGATATCTGTTTTGATAAATTTGAATTTGAAGACTTTATAATGGGAGTTCTTCCTAATGTCTATCCAGTAGATATTAGCCAGTATCCAAAGATTATAAAACCTCGGTTTGGCTTTGGGTCGCGAAATGTAAGAATTGCCAACAGTCTTACGGATATTATGAGATGGGAAAAGGAGTTAGGAGATAGATTATACCTTGATAATGTTATTCAAAGAAAAATAGAGGGCGTGGAATATTCGGTAGATTCATATTTTGATCGTGATTGTAAATGGGTACAATCTGTTCCTAGAACTAGAATACGAGTGGGAAGCGGAGAAGTAATTACTAGTAAAACAGTTTACAATCCAAAATTAAGATCGCTTACAGCACTGGTTGGTGAAAAATTAGGAATTCGTGGACCATCAAATACGCAATGGATTGTTGATAAACACGGACATCCATATATTGTAGAGGTAAATGCGAGATTTGGTGGTGGATACACACTCAGCATGGAAGCAGGCATGGATACAATTTCCTTTATTGAGTATGATTATTTTGGAATAGGAAAATCTAGAGTTATTCATCCAATTACCTATAATCTGCTCTTAGAAAGGAGCTATAGGGATCATTATTATGGATAATAAAAGGGTTGTATTTGATATGGATGGAGTAATTTGTGAGGAAGTTCCTACATTTGATCGATCACTAGCTGAACCAAATTGGAATGTGATACATAAGATGCAGGACTTACGAGAGGCGGGATGGTTTATCATCATTTATACAGGCAGAGGATGGGCTGAATATAATATGACACAGGATTGGTTAGCTTGTCATGGTGTGCCGTATGATCTGTTGATATGTGGAAAACCGCTTTATGATTATTGGATTGATGATCGAGCGTTTAGACCAAAGGATTTAACTTTATGACGAGTCAGGAAAAAATACGGGAGATATTATTGGAAATTCTACCAATCTTGAACTTTAACAATATTAAATATTGGGTTGATTGTGGTACTTTACTAGGTATTATACGAGATGGTGATATCATTGAGTGGGATGATGATGCTGATCTTGGTGTTTTGTACACTTCTGAGAATTGGAAAAAATTATTAATATGTATCAAATCTATTGATAAATTTATATTTGCACCAATGAACGGTATTCGTCCACGATTTTATTATACTGAACCTCGTTCACATGAGCCGTGGATAGATTTCTATGGATGGGTAGATAAAGAAACAGCAAACATGCAAGGACGATATTCTAGTATAGAAACTGGTTTTCATCGAGGATTGTGGCCTTATAAAAACCATATAGGAACACCAGTAAAAATTCAGTGGAAAGGAATAGACATATTTATACCACAAAATCCTGAAGAACGATTGATTCATTTATATGGCAAAAGCTGGAAAAATCCTATAAAAAAGATTCCTTACTGGTGATTACATGGATAATTGGCAAGAGCATGTCAAAATTTTAACTGTCAATAAAACCTATCAAGTTCCTACACGTGGGGAATCCATTCTAGACCCTGCTGGTCGTGTATTTGAATTTGAAGACGGAATTTATCGAGCTATTACGAAAGGATATGTTCCAACCGCTAAAGCTATTTTAGCTTCACCTGTGATAGATAAAATATTTGAGGTAGGATTAATTGAAACTGAATTTTGTGACTTACAAGTAGACGGTTACGCCGCAGTTTTGAAGCATCGGAAGATTGATTTTCAATCACTTTCTTACGAGTGGTCGCCTTCTACGATTAGGGATGGAGCTAAAATGGTAGCCGCTTTAGGGCGGATCCTCTATGAAAATGGATATAGTTATCGAGATGGGAATATGCCCAATGTTTTAATTGATTATACTAATCCTAAATTTATAGATTTCACATCACTTTTAGCCATTGGAAGTCTTCCTAACAGTAGACGCTTAGAACCTCTAGATTTTCCGTGGGAATTCAGTGGAATTTATATTCACAATTGGTTTAGTTTACTATCAAAATATACATCAAACATAACAAAAGATGGAGCCTACTCTATACGAAAAGATTATATAAATGACGCTCTTAGTTTTTTTGACGCTATTGTTGATTATCTAGATAGTGCTGAATTTGAATATGAAACTACGGAGTGGCGAGGATATGGAGGAAGCAAATTTAATTTTCAAGATTTGAACCCAAAGCATCAAGCTTTTTATGATTTTCTTGTTACAATACAATCTGATCATGTTAATACTTTATTGGATATAGGAGGGAATAAGGGATTATATAGTCTTGTGGCACAAGACTTAGGTTGGAAAGTGGTAAATTTTGATATTGATATTTATTCAATTATGCAGTTATATGAATATCTTAAAGGAACAGATAAACAAATTTTACCGCTGGTTATAAATTTTCTAAGTCCAATGAAACGCATACGAGGGCTTCCATCCGCTGTCGAGCGATTAAAGTGTGATGTAACTGTATTCTTAGCTCTAATACATCATCTATGTTTACGGCAAGGTATTATATTTGAGCAGATTATTGATCAACTTGATGCGTTTACTAAATACTATTGTATAGTAGAGTTTATTCCGCTTGGCGATAAGCATGTAGGGAACTGGGCTAAACCAAGTTGGTATCGGCAACAAAATTTTGTTGTAAAAATGAAGGAACGGGGATTTCAATTGATCAACCAAGCACCATCGTCACCATCACCACGAACAATGTTATTATTTGCAAGGAGTATATAATGGATACGATAGGCGGGCTAATCGATAAGTTGATTACAGTCGATATGAAAACGTGGTATGCTCAAGAGGATTTTTATAAAATCCGAAAGATGTCATACGATGAATTTAGAAATATTTATTTCAATGAAAAGGGAATGAAGGAATTATGGGAACAATTCCAAACAGGGATTGATCTCAATCTTCAACGTAATGTTATCATCGATGAGCTTGATCAAACTTTACATGAAATGATGAAGGCCGTAAAGGAAGGAAAGCAGGTTGAGGGTAAATTCATTCAAAAGAAACATAAAACATACTAGGAGAGGTAATTATGTCACTGAGCTTAACTGCGGAAAATTTAAAAAATCACGTCCACACTCGAATTTTCTTTGAGACTGGAACTTTTACAGGGGGAGGAGTATCCGTTGCTAGGGCGGTAGGTTTTGAGAGGATCATCAGTATAGAAATATACGAGCCTTATCAAAAAGCTAACATAAAACGATTTGCGGGTCTTCCTGGTATAGAGTTACATACTGGAGATTCTGAAGAACTTTTATGGCCTATTATAAAAGATATTAATGAACCAATTACGTTTTTTTTGGACAGTCATATAGTTGTACAAACAGGAAATGTGTCAGGTATTAGGGAGATTCCGTTACTTCAAGAACTTGAAATAATTAGCCGACACCCAATAAAATCACATGTCCTTTTGATCGATGATCGTAGAATGATGGGACATGAGACACATCCTGGTGGCTGGATTTCGCAGGAATGGACGGATATTTTGGAGGAGCATGTTATGAAATCTATTTATACCATTAATCCTGATTATAATATTTATTATGAGGATACGGTAAACGGTAAACAAGATTTGATAATTGCTAAAGTTCAATGAAACGAGCATACTTTGTGGTAGGACCAGAGAGTGCGGGAAATCGTATGATGACTCAAGCACTTCTTGAAGCTAAAGATTTTGGGGCTGGAGGAATACCAATTGAACATTATGAAGATGGTAACATAGCCTATGAGTGGAATCCTTGGTGGGTAAAGAAAACCGAAGAAGGATTTGTACAGGATATATTAAATAGCTTACTAACAGCTCCCGACGAAATTATTTTCTTTTTGAGTGTACCAAGAAAAGCTTGGCCTAACAAGGAATGGGTTCCAATAGCTCAAATTGTTCAGGCTATGCTGGATAAGAGTTATAAAGTTTATCCAATTGTAATGTCACGATTTTGGAAGTATGTAGCACGATCACAGGTTACTAGAGGCCATGTTCCTACTTATGATTTAGCTAAAAGGTATGTCCGTAGAGCTTATCGTTATATACTTGATGAATTAGATTTAGTTAATGTACCAATGTATTTAGTGGAGTACGAACAATTTGTTACAGAACCCGATTATCGTAGAGCTGTACTAAAAACGCTTGATGTTGATGGAGAACCACAAATGGAGTTCTTCAATGCAAATCTGAAGTATAAGGAAGGCGAGGATGATATCAATATACAGACCATATCTACCTAAAGGTATGTTTAAATATGCTTATGATGCGTTGGAATCTACATGGATTTCATCACAAGGTAAGTATATGAACCAAGTACCAGAAATGTTAGAAGAGGCATTGGGAGTAAAATATGCCTTGCTATGCAATAATGGTACATCAGCTATGCATCTTGTAGCAAGAACCTTAAAATATAAATATCCTGATATCAAGGGAATCCTAGTTCCAAATAATGTATATGTTGCGGCATGGAACGCTTTTCTGTTTGATAAAGAATTTACTTTATATCCGATTGATGCTGATGTTTACACATGGAATGTAGACATATCAAAATTACAAGCTAATGCTGATAAGGCATATGCGATCTTATGGGTACATAATCTAGGAAATACAATCGATGCTCCACAAATGCGACGGTATTTTCCTGAACATGTGTTTGTTGAGGATGCATGTGAGGCTTTTGGTGGAACTTATCTAAATCGAGCGCTCCATGCAGGAACAGCATCATTCTGTTCAGGGTTATCATTTTTTGCCAATAAAAACATAACTTGTGGTGAAGGTGGAGCCTTTCTTACTAATAGTTTAGAGGCATATAAATATGCTAGATTGTTATGGGGGCAGGGTCAGTCGGCTACAAAGTTTATTCATGATGATCTTGGTTACAATTATAGAATGACAAACGTACAAGCGGCAATTTTGCGTGGTCAGTTGGAATATGCTGTTGAGATCATGGAGATGAAAACCGAGGTTTTTAATCGATACTTTGAAGCATTTACGAAAGAACCTACTCTGCGAGTACAACAGACAATTGATGGTGGTACTCATTCATTATGGATGTATGGGGTGCGGATACCTGGAAATCCTGGATATGATCGAGCTAAGGAGTTCTTTGACCGACATCATATTGAAACACGACCAATGTTCTATCCAATTACGCGTCATAAACATCTTAGTCACATTGAATGTGAAACGGACGTAGCAGAACTTCTAGCTCAGGAATGTATTGTTATCCCATCATATCCAGAACTTGCAATGGAAAAAGAAATACAAGATTATATCATTAAAAAGGTGATAGAATATAGTAGGGAGGGATGGAGATGACTCAAGAGGAAAAAATAGAAATTGTGGAAGCAAAACTACCTGTGTATAGATGGAAAGTTAGGGTTTTACCTGCAATTGATATTTGTACAGAAAAACGACCTAGTAGATGGGTACGGTTTTGGCAACGATTTTTTTTGAATTGGGTATGGGAGGAACTGGATGTTTAGGAGATGTGTCTTCTATAACTGGTATGGAAACGGCGATCTGTTCAATTCTAGAGAATTCGTCAAAGATATCATGATGCAATTTCGTGATTTAGGTGTCAATGAATTTTATTATGCACATGGTAAAGTGCCACGATTTTTTGAGGATATCGATGACCTACAGTATATGCGTATCAATGAATTTTGTGATAACTCAAAACATTACAATTTTGCTGGTACAGATGCGTATGTGGATATATATATTAATACATGGATTGGCTTAGAAGCTAAATATGTCTTACCTGGAATTGGGTGTACTATTCGTAAGAATCGTGAAATGTACAATGATATGTTTGCTGAGATGAACCTTTCCATTCATCTAGATAAAGATTATCTGGATTATCTCCCACAAATTGATTTTTCCAAGATTAATCCAGACGCTATTAATCGAATGAACCTGTGGTTGTCTCAGCATCTAACTAAGAAAATTATAATTGCCAATGGACCAGTTCATTCAGGGCAAGCTGAAAACTTTGATATGAATCCGATTGTAGATATGATAGCGACTGAGTATCCAAATCGTTTGATTTTATATACTCAACGATTTGATGCTGTACAGAAAAACGCAATTTATACAGGGGATATTACTCAAACTGAGGATGATTTTGACCTAAATGAGATTGCTTATCTGAGTTTAAATGCTGAGGCTGTGATTAGTCGAGCATCTGGACCTGCTACTTTTACTCAAGTTAAAGAAAATTGTCTAGATAAGCACATGAAATACATAGTATTTTCATACGGTCCCGCAGTTACATATTTTGCGTATCCTGACCATATACCAGCACAAATTCATTGGTCGGAGGCTACGGATAAGGATGAAATTATGGAAGTGATAAGGGAGGTATTAGATGAGTAAAACAGTTGTTGGTATAGTGACTTTCGGTAATTTACCTTTTACTAAATTGGCTATTGAGGGAGTACAAGCTACAGTTAAAAAGCCGTATGAAATTTTCGTGGTGGTTGGTAAGCCAGGAGATATCGAAACTGCCTCGTACTTAGCGGAAAAAGGAATCAAACATGTTGTTCATGATGAGAATTGGGGATTTCCATATTCATTGAATGATATTTATGATTTCACATGGAAGGATAATGATAATGACTATTTGGTTATCATGGGAAATGATGTAATCCCATACCCTAAAGCCATTGATGCATTGATTGAAACAGCAGATAGTCGGGAGTTTGAATGGGTATGTGCTAGTCAATATGATGTTCGAGACTTGTTGAAAACTCATCCAGAATTTCGACCTTATTTCAATGCTAGTTGTAACGTGACAGATTTCAGCCATAGATGTTGGGAAACATTTACAAATTGGGATAGACCCATGAATGTTATTGGGCCTGGAATGAGTGATGTTCATAACTTGGCTTTATATAAAAGATCAGTTTTCGAGAAGGTTGGTTATATTGATGTGAATTTCTATCCAGCATATTTTTCGGATAATGATTATTGTCGTAGAAGTGCAAATCTTGGTATATCATCGTGTACTTTAACAAATGCTATGTATTTTCACTTCTGGAGTAGAACTATTTATCAAGAAACGGGTGGTTCAAACCATGAATTTTTTAGGGCAAACGCTTCATTTTATAATATTAAGTGGGGTGGCCCATTTGGAAGTGAACGTTTTACTGTTCCGTTCAATGGTATTGAATATCCACTTTGTCCTGGAGTTAATTTGAAACCTGAAACAGAAATTTTTGACAGGGGACGTGAAAAGGATATTATTAAATATTGGATGTATAGATAATGCCTCCTATTGAAAAAATTACTCATGAAGATTTAATACTCTATGAAATAGTAAGACATCCAGTTCTTTTTGGTGAGTTTTTCAGAAATATTGACTTAAGACCGCATGAGGAACCTTGGGAATTTACTATCTACCAAAAGGAATTCATATGTGATTTTGCAAATTATGTGAGTATTTGCTGTGGTCGTACCGTCGGGAAGACGGAAGCCCTTGTAAGTGTTCTAATTTGGATTTTGGTAAATAATGTTTATAGAGGTGATTATGTAGTTTACACTGTACCCAATAAAGTCCACCTAGACCCTGTATGGGATGGCTTAGTAAAGTTCTTTCGAGGTAACTCGATCATATCTCAGTTTGTTGAGAAACGAAGTGGTATCAACTCATCTGATCATAATATTAAATGTAACAATTATGCGTCACTTGATTGCCGAATTGCTGGCACGACTGGTACTGGAGCCTCAGTTGTAGGTATGCACACTCCTTTCGAGGTTTTGGATGAGGCGGGATTCTATCCGTGGGGGACTTGGATTGAATTACAACCTACTTTGAATACATGGGAACAGGGTTATCGACAAGTTGTATCAGGAGTTCCTACGGGTGTACGAGAGCAAAATGTACTTTACTATACAGATGAGATGGATGATGACTTTACCAAACATCGTATCTCAGCACACCAGAACCCTCGATACACTGAGGAAGATGAGGCTAGAAACTTAGAGAAATATGGTGGTGTAGATGGACAAGACTATATCCATCACGTCTTAGGACGGCATGGAACACCTGTTTTTGCTGTATTTGACCGAACATTAATGTCAATTGTGGAATATCCTGTATATAAAATTAAGATTGATGGTATCAAAATTACAGATGTGTCAGAAATTTATAGCAAAATCTCAAATGTTCCTCCGATTGAAAAACGGCATGATTATGTAATAATGGGAATTGACTTAGGTTACACTGACCCAACAGCCATTCATATTTTATATAATTCTGGTGGAACTATAAAATATCATGCTCGGATTCAGCTAACAAAGGTTCCCTATCCTTTACAAAAACAAGTAATTAGTTTCATTGATGAACGATTTCAAAGACCTGACGTAATTGGTATAGATGCTGGTGGTCCTGGTAAACCTGTTGTTCAGGATTTCTTAGAAGCTGAAGAATTTTTACATAAAGACTTCGTGAAGCGAATGATTCCTGTAGAGTTTGGTTCACAGCTAATTTTAGGACAGGATAATGATGGAAATGATATCAAGGTACGAATGAAACCATTTGCAGTTTCGTTAACTCAGGAATATGCAAACTCACATCGGATAGTGTTTTCATCCACAGATTATGAATTTATATCAGAACTAGAACGAACAACTTATACTAAGAATCCGAGTGGGGAAATTGTTTATCGAACTCTTACGCCTAAAGGTGGACAGAGAGGTGATGATCACCATACAACTGCACTATTATGTGCAATGATAGCACAGTATCAATTGAAAGATGCTATAACAAGACAACAGAAGAAACCGAGATTGTATACACCAACTTGGTTACAGAGGAGTAAGTGGATATATGACTGAAAAAGAAGATAACGTAGTTGTCGAAATGACAGCAGAGGAAGAACCAAAAAAGCTTGCTAAAGCCTCGCATCAATATACGATTCTTCAGCCACAAAGGAAAACATCAACTCCGTGGTCCGCACGTGATATTGATAAATTAACATTTGATGACAAGAAATGGAAAAATGTTGTTAAGGAATGTAGATATTACTATAAACGTGATCCTTTTGCTTCTACAGTTATCAATAAAATGGTCGATTTATCAATTAATAATATTATTGTACGGGAAAAGACAGCACGGAAATCTATTAAGCTTGTTCTGGAGGCCATTAAAGGTGACTTATTGGTATTCTTACGGAATGCCGCCTTAGAATATTTGCTTAGTGGATTAGTGGTACCAGAAATTTCGTTTGATGCTTATAACAAGACACAGCTACATGAATTAGGTATAAAACGCTTTGAAAGATTAGTGTTACCTTCTGATATGTGGATTCGTGATCCTGGAACTATTGTTGTTAAAGACCCCGTCCTTGGAAGTAAAAAGTCTTATTTAGTTGAAATTCCAGATGCATTTAGAACTTTTATTCTAAATAAGGGAGTGTATAGTGATGGTACAAAGGATAAAGAACTTTATAAACAATTAGTACAGGATATGCCTGATTTCGTAAAGGCTGTCAGAAAAGGTGAAACAACGCTTCTATTGGATAACCCATTGGTAGTGCAATATCGAACTTTAGCTGGAGAAACATATCCAACGCCATATTTATTCTCAGTATTAGAATCTCTAAAACATAAGCGGAATCTTAGGCGAATGGATTATTCTATTGCGGCTCGAATCATTACAGCTATTATGCTTGTTCGATTAGGTAATGATGAATATCCTCTAACTGAGGATAACGAAGATCAGTTGGAAGCTTTGAAATTAGAAATGAGATGGCGAGAAACTCAGTCATCTAGAGAAATGGAACGAATTTTCCAGTTATTCGGAAATCATACATTAGATATTGAATGGGTTTTTCCTGATGTAAAGCCGTTACTTGATGATGTAAAATATAAAAATATCAATCAAGATATTGCTGTAGGATTGGGATTTCCTAGAATTTTAATCACTGGAGAAACGGAACGGTCTTTCGCATCTGATCCAGAAATTGCTACAGTTTCACCAGTTTTAACAATGAATAGGATGCAAGATGCTATTACTCCAATTATGCGACGTATTGTTGATGAAATAGTAGCAGAAAATAATTTTGGTGGAAATCCAGAAGTAATGTTTGCTCCTATCAATTTAATGGCAGTTTCATCCTTTGTTGAAGGACTTCAAAATCTATATGACACTGGCAACTTATCTAGGGAAGATTATGCTAGAATATTTGGTTTTGATATATTTGAACAACTACTAAAACGTGAAGTAGAAAATAAACTCCTAGAGAAATTAGATTTAGAGGAGTTTGCTCCTGTTCCTCATAGTAATGAACCTGAAGTACCAGGAACAAATAAGAGTAAAACTAAACCTAAAAAGAAAAAGAAGAAGGAGGGTGAATAATGCCCGCTGAATACGAAAATTGTGTAAAGAGTTATACAGCTAAAGGGAAGCCATTAAAGGATGCTAAACGGATTTGTGCAATTAGGTATTACAAGCTACATGGTAAACGTCCTCAAGATGTACATAGTACTTTAGACCCTGAATCTATTGCTTTATTTGATATGATTGAGGTTATAGATAAAGCGGTAGGGAGTAGGTCTGAAAAAGAGGACTAAAAAGGTACAAAAAATAGCAAATTTGTTCTAATTTTACCCATGAACCTGTTGTTTATGGTATAATTAAGATAATGAGGAAAGTTTATGGAAAAATTACAGATTACAACTGATATTTTAGCGTTCTTGGATAAGGATACGGATAACCTCCCGAAGGAGGTTGTCGCGGCTATTTCTCTTAATCCTACCTTACGGTGGATTAAATTTATCTTAACCGATGATAAACCCAACGCGAATCGACAACGCATCCCTCAAAGTGAATTCGCCAATCTTGTAAAGACTGGTCTACACATGCCTATTAAAATGGCCCAGGGATTTATTCGCGAAGGACACGAGTTTTCTGTTCCCATCGGTGCTATAACTAGTTTAAATATAAAAGAAGCTCTTGTAGAAGGTATTGCCGCTTTATGGGGAAAGGAATTTCCTAGTGAAGTCGATCTTCTAAAAGATATGCATACGACAGGTGAAAAACCTCAACTTTCTTGGGAGATTTTATATGTAAATTCGGATATAGAAGATGAGACAGGAGTAGAAACATTTCAGGACGTTGCTCTCTCGGCGGCTACCATTGTTGGTATGCCAGCATACGAGGGCAGAACTCCGATTGTAAGCATGGCCGCGAAGGAAGCTTACAGAATTAAACAGGAGGCTATAGACGAAATGGAAGAGAAAATCAAAGAGCTAGAAGATTTGGTCAAGACTATGGAAAGTGAGAAGGCCGAACTTCAGATAAGCTTTGATGCTCTTAAAGAGGAACTGGAAGCCCTCAAAATTGAACATGCTGAGTTAACAACCTTCAAAGAGGAAGTTGAAGCGGCAGAAGCACGAGTAGAGCGCGTAAAAGCTTTGACAGAGTTATTCTCCAATACAGGAGTGCCTCTCCCTGAAGATTTCTTCGAGGATGAGGAAAAGGCAGAAAAATTACTCTCTATGGACCTCGATCAACTTACGTTTGTGGTTCAAGACCTTGCACTTTTCTCCAAAGATGAAACCATCGAAGAAATTGAGGAAGCAAGCGAAGAAGATGATCCAGAAACGGAAGAAGCTGGCAAAAAGCATCTTGGCTCTAAGAACAAAATTCCAAATGTATCGAGCGAAGATGTAGACGATGAAGATTGGACTCCGTCCCGCATCGCTAAAAAGCTAAAAGAAGACCGTAAAAAGTCTTAATAATTGGCAATATTCTAGGAGGAATGTTCGATGGAAATCAATAAGATGACCGATGTTAGAGGCGTAGTTGCCGTTCAAGACATCACTGAAGGCCGTTTTGTCATGATTACCCCCAATATTGCGGGTACTATTGACTTCGGTTCAAGAAGTGATCTTGCTGGCGTGAAACTACCCGCTAATGCAACTGAAGCGGCTTTGGCTAGGTTCATTGTAACGTGGCCAGTTCCTTATCAGTCATTGCCAATGTATATTCCCACACCCGAACTCGCATTTTCATTGCGACGTGGTGGATTTGATCAAGCAGGAAACTTACCCATGACAGGTACTACGATCCACCTGACTTGGCCAGGACAAAAACACGGGATTACGATTCCGTCTGGTTACTTGGCCCTTGCGTTTGGTGGTGGCGTATTTACTCTGCCTTCGGGCTATTGGGTAGACTCTGCGGACATCAGACTTGCTGGTAATCCGTTCACTATTTCTAACATTGCAGACCACGGTGCAACTGACGCAGGTAAACCACGCTACTCCGTAACAAACGTTGTGGGATACGTTGAGCGATACGATTCTTCAAACGACGATCTAGAAGTAAGAACTTTAGTTCCCTAAAATTGTGAGCTGAAGTAATTCGGAGGTTTTAAACTAACCATGAGCGATAAAGAATTTAAGGAAGCCTTGGCGGAATATATGCGTGATCCCGATCAGCGGGACGCGTTTGCTCAGATTTTGGTGGAGTTTTTGGAGCCAAGCCATCTTACTACCGAAGTACTTAGCCTACTCTTAGATACACGTTCCTTGGAAGCAGGGGACTTGCTGGTGAAGAAAGTTCGCAAGGGGATTGAGGTTCGCACCTTAGTTCCTGGTGCTGTCCATTTAGCAAGTGAGATCACGATCTCTGATCGTATCAACTTCATTCTGGACGGTGCAGATGTGAAAGTCACCTATAATGAGTGGGAACTTGAACGTGGTGAGATTGGTACTGTCGAGAGCATTTCTGAGGAAATGCGAGACAAATTGCGGGATTATTTTGTGAATAAAGTTTTCACAGCCCTTACTACAATTTGGAACGCCACTAATACCCCTGACAACTATACGGCTGTTGGTGGGCCTATTACTGGTGCGGCTCTCGAAAACGCCATTAATCGTATTAACTTAACAAGCCCTGGTGCAAAACTAATCGTAGGCGCACGTGCGTCTGTCACCCCGATTACCAAATTTGGTGCATTCTGGAGTGATGGTACGACCACAGGCTACGCAGAAGAGCTAATCATGAAGATTTTCCAAGATGGTTGGCTTGGACGCTACTACGGTGTTCCCGTTCTTGCGTTAGAGCAGGTTTATGACAACCCTGAAGATTATCAGGCATTGATCCCCACTGACAAAGTGCTAGTGATTGGAGAAAAAGTTGGCGAGTTTATTAATTACGGCGACGTAAAGACTAAACAATGGACCGACATGAACCCAACACCGCCACAGTGGTACCTGGAACTCTATCAGCAATTCGGTATGATTATCGATAATGCTAATGGGATTTACGTACTAGGCAATATTGGCTAAAGTTATTAAATAAACAGAGCAATTACGAGGGGGAGAAAATCCCTTCTCCCCCTCTTTAAAAAATAGGAGGATATTATGGTTAAGGAAGGTTTGACTCACGAGGTTTATTCAGCAATGCAGGTTGGTAAACCGTTCTGCACATACATTAAAACAATATTGGGTAAGGTCGCAGTTACGGTATTGAATCCCTTTTCGGGCGTACCAGAAGGGGTTATTCTAGAAGGGAATCCTAACGACCTCGATGCTTTTGAAACAATTACAGTACAAGTGTGGTCGTTACAAGAGGATGAATTCTTCAAACGTACAAATGCGTCACATTTCAAGTCGGGTAATGTCAGAGTTCTTAAAGAAGTTGAAGTACCAGTAAAAGAGCGATCTGTCAATGATATTACTGATGAGGAAATCGTGACGGTTTTAAATAAACCATTCCTAGCGTTGAAAAATAAACTCAATGCCTTTACATCAGTGGCTCCAGTCTATCGAGTGCTGAAACGAGCCGAGGACATGGAGAAATCCGAAAAGATTCTCAATTCTATACGAGCTAGATTAGCTGAATTAGAGCTTGAAGGAATACCACAACCTGAAGAAAACGAGTAATAAATGTCAATTACAGGTACTAACCTCAGTTACCTAATTCCGCGATTGCGGTTACATCTAGGCGATTTTACTATGCCTTATAGATATTTAGATGAGTGGCTTGAAACCTCTCTAGTGGCGGCTGTTGAACTATTAATGCCCCGATGGAATTATAAATATCTATTGAATGAAACTACACATGATGTAGAACGCAATCTAACGATTAGATTTTTATTCCAATCGCCCCCAATTGTGGAGCGAGGGGATATTTGGCCCATTGTGCTACAAGCGGCTATTATTATCAAGGAAGGTTCATTAGAAGGTCAATCATGGAACTTCGCATCCTGGCGTGACGCTGAAATCGCTTATTCTAACTTAGAATCAGCACGTTCAAAAGATGCATCTCTACAGCGGGATATCGAACTATTAGATACAATGCTTCCGTGGAGATCAAAGAGACTGGCTTTACCAATTAAAGGTCATTTACCTGGATACCTTGATAATTTGTACGAGCATGATTAGCAAAAGAGTGTAAAAAGGTTACAAGCGAACGCGGATATTCTCTTTTGCTATGAGGTTCTGAACCTGCCGCCTCGTATCATATTATAAACCGAGGCGGCCATAGAAATTTATAGGGAGAGGATGGTATGGGCAGATCACAAGCAAAAAGGCGTAAGACTGTGGAAGACATAGAAGACGTGGAAAATAAAGAGCAACCCAAACCAACAATTTTAATTATTGGAGATGGTGTTGCAACAACTGGTTTTGCTAGGGTTTTACATAGTGTATTTCAACATCTTACTGACCAGTACCACATTCATCACCTTGCCATAAATTACCGAGGCGATCCCCACGGATATGATTGGAAAATCTATCCCGCAATGTTAGGAGGGGATATCTACGGATTAGGCAGACTTCCAGAGATGATGAACGTTCTAAAACCTGATCTTGTATTTATCTTGAACGATTTATGGGTGCATCCAATGTACCTAGATAAATTACAAGAATATAAAGATGTAACGAAAGTTATTCTTTATATGCCTATTGATGGTGGACCAGTTGATCCTATATGGGTGAAACAAATCCGTGGGGCTGATAGATTAATTTTCTATACAAGATTTGGAAAAGGTGTTGTTGAGGATGCTATTGCCAAGCTTCAAGCCGATGAGTGGGAAGAAATAACTGATACTACGGCTACAAAAGTTTTACGCAAAAGAAAAGTTCCTTTGCGATTTCCTAAAATCCATATTGTCCCACATGGGATTGATACACGGTTATTTCATCCCGTAGATAAAGAAAAAGCAAAAGCAGAAATTTATCCTGAGAATCCAGATTTCAAGGGTGATGCTTTCATTGTATTAAATTCTAATCGAAATCAACCCCGAAAACGAATCGATATTACAATGAAAGGGTTTGCTCAATTTGCGGAAGATAAACCATCAAATGTAAAATTATATCTTCACATGGGCGTTGAGGATATGGGTTGGAACGTTATCAATTTAGCGAAACTCATTGGTATTGAAAATCGATTGGTTTTGTCAAGTACACAAAATACGATTCCAGGTATTCCTGACGATAGACTAAATCTTATTTACAATGCATGTAATGTCGGTATAAATACATCGGTAGGCGAAGGATGGGGTCTATGTAACTTTGAACATGCCGCGACTTTTGCGGCTCAAATTGTACCCGATCATTCGGCATGTAGCGAAGTCTGGAGAATAGATGGGAAAGAAATGGCAGAATTTCTACCCGTTGAGTACTGGCTTACAAATGAACGAGTCTTGACTGAGGGAGGGATTGTTACGCCTCAAGGGGTTGCAGAGGCTTTAGAACATCTGTACTCAGATCGGGAGTACTTAGATGAAATGGCTCAACGAGCTTTTGATCTGACACGATCACCCGAATATCAATGGCAAAGTGTGGCTAAACAATTTAATGACATTTTTATGGATGTATTAGCAGAATGACTACTATAACTTGGCCAACTAACACCGCTGATATAATTGATGATATACGCGGAGCTATTGGTAGAAATATTGCAATTTATATAAATGTATCTGGAATTCCATGTACAGCATCAGGTTGTCTTTTAGACCCTGTTACTAATTTATCTGTGAATCAGTTTTGTCAAGTTTGTCATGGAGAATATTGGCTTTCAGCAGTTTCAGGAGTGCTGGTCGAAGCCCATGTAACATGGAAAGGTGCAGATATACCTGTATGGATGCCTGGAGGTCAAGTTCCTGAAGGCGATTGTAGAATACAGATCAAATATACAGTAGCAAATGTTGGCTATGTAGAAGCCGCTGAATATTATATTGTAGATGGAAAAACGCTTATTCAGGATGATGTAACTTTAAGAGGAGTACCAGAAATTAATAGAATTATTATTAGTCTGGTTCAAAAGGAGTAGGGATATGAATGGTGAAAATAGGATGGGGCAGGTAGTAATTGATGGTCTGAATATGTTTGACATCATTACTATCTTAGATAAAAAGAAAAGACGCTATATTAAGATAGCATTAGATGATTTGGAACGAATTGTTCCGAATGATTCTGAACAATTTATTCGGGCTAGGAAATTGTTTTTAGATACATTTAATGACTATCACCGATCAATTTTGATTACTTTGTTTGGAAATATTGAAGGCTTGTTTTAATGGCCGATGATTTCATAACAGATTTAATGTTGCTAAGTAAAAACGCAACCAAATTAGCACGAAAATTGGGGGAGTTTGAAGGAACACCAGATGCATTTGCCGCTAAAGTTTTAAAAGGCATAGAAGTTGAGGGGCAAGCGATAATCCAAGGTCATATTACCGAAGCATTATTGTTAGCTAAGGAATATGCTATACCCGAATTTGAAGAACCTTTACGTATGGCTTTCGCTAAACCAGACATACTTATAACCAAGCGTGCGGGTATTAAGATTGACGCTGTGAAGAAGGTGGGAAGTTGGGCTGAGTTAGGAGCTGGCATTAAAGCGGCCAGATTAGCTCTTGGAATTACAGGTAGGCTTAGTGCAAAAAAGGCATCTGATTTTTGGCGGGAACGTATTTATCGTCCTGCAAGAGAGGGTTTACAACGCCCTAGAGTATTCAAAAAGCTTTCCAAATGGAGTTATTATAAAGGATATAAAGGTAGGAGAACTCAATCAACATTTGATTATCGAACATACGGTATCAAAAAATATTATGAAACTATTCGTACTCGATTGAGAATGTGGCATGGAAAAGCTCCTTATTGGCTTTGGATAGAACATGGAAACCATAGTGGGGAAGGAGGTACATCATACCCTGCTTGTGGTCCTACAAATTTTGTGGCACGTGCTGAGGTAAGCTTAAATAGACTTTATGAGCAGAAAATGTTTGCTCTAATAGAACAATTTACAGAAGCGGTAGGCGAAGAAATAAAAGCATTTTTACAGAATCCACAAGGTTATGAACCAGGAACATACCTTGCTGACTTCGAGTACTTAGGTACTCGCTTCCAGATATCAGCAGGTAAACAAGGAGAAATAAGCGTAACGAAAGTATCCTAAAGGGGATAATATGCATTTACTAAGAAAACAAGATCGAAGTATATTTTACTGGTTATTGGATTTGTTTAGTGCATATCCCTCAGTTAATGTAGTAGATGGGTTTCCCGACGAAGATATGACACTTCCTACTCTTTCCGTAGAAACTCAAGACATATATCCTTATCCTCTTGAGTTAGGAAATAGATTAGGGGTAAATGATCGTTACTGGACTATTGATATTTTTGCTCTGAATAAAGACATGCGAGATGAATTTGCATATCTAATTATGACTCAAATGCAATATACTATTCCAGTGTATGATTATGATGAGGGTTTTCCACCTCATGTGTCTCCGACACATATAGGGACACTTCATTGTGAAAACATTAATATGTCTCCGATTAGAGTCTTTGGATCAATGCAAGAAAAGCTCTATTGGAGAGCAACAATCTTTTTTAGAACTGACTATCACAGTCATTAAGCTAGGAGGAAAAAGAAATCATGGCGAAGCGATTAGCAATTCCTTCTAAATATGTAGAGCTAGAGATTGTTGGGCCTCTTGGTAGCTATTTTGCTTCCAGAGTCCAGCGTGTAACAGCTAATGCTGATATGCCAACCAATACGGTTGACGAGTTAGGTAACTCAGATCATGCTGGTACGTCTAAAGATATCCCGACTGTAACGGTAACGTTTCAGGCAATGGATGTCGGTATTAACCTTATAGCATCCTTAACGGGTGTTAGTCAGGACGCATTTCCAGCCGCAGGGGTGGAACTGAATACTGAATTAGATAGGGCTATTGATGCCGTCCTCCGAGTTCGGGATGATCAAGTTGCTCAATACGTAAAAGCGTGTCACCTTCGTAGATGCCAAATTCAGAACTTTACGTTTAACTATTCTGTTGATGGCGATTCTACCGAGGAGTTTACTATCATTGGTTCCGACAAACGTTGGTTTACTAATGACGTAATGGTTGAGACATTCACTACGGGAACAACTACCTTTGTGATAAGTGAATCCGCTACACAACTTAAGAATGGTGAATGGATTCTGACAGTTGTTTTGGATGAGGAATACTTGGAAGAAGTAAGTGGTGCTCCTGCTTCTGGTGAATATAGTTTCAACGATGGCACAGACACTATTACAACGAGCGATAGCCGTACAGCTCAACTTGTAGTCGTTTATCAATCAACGGCTTCGGGTGATGCTTGGTCTGATATTGCCGAATCTGAACAGCCAGCCGCTATTCGCGGTAAAGATGTAGATGTTGAGATCGGAGCTAACGATATCCGTCGTGTTCAGTCGATTACCGTCAATGGTACATTCAATCCACAACCCGTTAGGGAAATGGGTACTCGAAAGATCGTTGGTTATCAGGGTCAAGTTCTTGAAGTTACTGGTACTGTTACTGTGCTGGATACAGATACCGAGTTAGTAAGATTGTTCACTGGTGCAGAAGTAGGCGACACTGAGTTTGAGATTGGTGCATGTGCGGCTTCAGGTGTTTCACTTGAAATCACGCTGTTCGATCCTTACGATTGTGCGGCTCCTCTCAATGTGTTGAAGACTGTCTATCTAGATGAAATCTCAATTACGAGCGAGGGGTATACTTCTAACGTGAACGATAATGCCACACAAACATTTGATTGGAGATCAGATACAGGCTCCATTATCATTTATAGTGGTGCAAAGCCCTAATAATAACTAAACAAACTAGCTAGTTTTTGACGAGAAGGATGTAAATAAAGGGGTCATACCATGAAATGTGGTGTGGCCCCTATTTAATTATGGAGGGATTACGATGGAAATAGAAAGGAATGATGTTGACCTAAGTTCGTTATTCAAATGGAAAGCTGATGTAAACATCAAAGATGACACGGGTGAATCTGTCGCCACTGTGTACATGAGGTTGGTTGGAGATGCTGATATCAACAAAGCCAGAGTTTTTGCCTTGCGGCGAAGCGGGGCTTTACGACATCAATTAAGAACGCCTGGAACAAATGAATATGAGGCTTTTGTAGCTCCAATTGATACTATAGAAGACATTCAGAGATTAATAATTGGTATCAAGATGTTATTGCTTCCTGAATTGGCAAATAAAGCAAGACAGGACATAGATTTACCGTTGCCAACACCACCAAAATCTGATGCTTCGTTGGAAGAACAGGAAAAATACCAAGATGAAATTGATAACTATCCTACAGTTTTCAACGGAATGGTACAGGAAAAAATAACTGATTATTTAGATGCTGAACAACTACGACTGGAAAAACTTTCGTTTGAGAAGTTACAAAAGGAATATGTAGAAGCATTGATTGGAAGTACGTGTAATCGAGAAATGCTTCAGGCTTTTCAAGATATGTGTATTTATCATGCTACTTTCCAAGATGCAGATTTCACTCAACCAGCATTTAAATCCTTTGAAGACTTTGAAAATGCCTCATTAACTGTGAAGCGACAATTACGTGATGCTTATTCAGATTTTGAGATTAGTATGGATTCACTAAAAAAATAGTCCGTAGCAACGCCGTAGCAAGTGCCTGGGCTGTTGCTGGAGGAGATTGGCACAAGTTATTTCTTGAGTTTAAAAACTCTTTTGAGCTTCCTTGGCCAATGACTTATTTGGTGAAGAAGCGTCAACAGCTCGATAATCTATTAGAACTACCTAAAGAAAAGCGACCACCTGATCTAATGATTTGGTGGGGGACACCTGAAGATATAGAAGACTGGTTAGATAAAGTCTACAGTCGCAAACCAAAAGATGATAAAATTGAATTTATCATTAGAGAAGAGGAAATTGGATAATGGCAGAATTCAGTAAAGGAATTGTAACTACACTTAAAAAAATAAGAGATTTGCTTGAGGATGTTGGAAGAACATCTAAAACCACAACTGGTGATATGAAAATATTGGCTGAGGCGGCTAATGCGTTATCAAAACACATTGCTATGCAGAGGCCATTAGGACAATATTTACGCGCTCTTGCTGAGGTAGGTAAACAATCTACATGGACCTCTCAAGAGCTTGTTAAATTAGCTAAATCTTTGGAGTATTTATATCCACGAGGCGATCAAGAACGTGGATTACTTATGCTTCGGAAGTATTTTCAAGATATTGGTGGACAAGCTATTTTTACTAGTGATGATATTAATTATCTAAGAACGGCATTTATTGGGCTTAGAAAGGAAGCAAAATTTCCAATAGAATTGCCATTTAATCAGATGCGAGCGGCAATTGAAAATCTTGGAAAGGCTATTAATTGGACTGATCATGAACACTTGCAGTTTATTAATACTCTCAAACGTCTAGAAGAACAACAGCGTAAAATGCAAGCCCCTGGAGTTGGTGTTAGTGGTTTAGAGGCTTTTCCAGTTACGGCTGAAAAGGTCACTCCACCCATACCAGGAGCAAAGATTCCTATCCATGAATTAATGGAGATGGATGAATTTCTTGAACAAATTCCTGGTAAGGGTGTAGCTATTGATAATGTTATAACAAAACTTGATAAAATGGGAGTATCACATACAAAATTAGCAAAAGTTTATGTTGATGCCGCCGCGGGAACTACACGATGGACAGCCAATCTTGAAGTTGAGGGGCGAGTTATTGGTAAGGCTACTGTTATTACTGGTAAATATGGTGAAGTTCTAAGAAGTACTCAAAAAGTTCATCGTACATTTTGGGGCGGTGTAGCACGTGATATTGTAGAGGTTGCTAAATGGGGTGTGGCGGCCGCAGTTATTTATGCTCCGATGAGAAAAATAAGTGAGGGTTTTCGAGAAGCTATTGAGATTCAGACCAAATTAGCCGATGTACAAGTGGCTTTAGGAAATGCTCAACGTAATGTCAATGTCATTTTCAAAGAAGCGTCTACAATTGCAGATGAACTTGGTGTTAGTGTTAAAGGTGTTGTTGACGGATATGTTCTTGCTTATCGGGCTACGGGTAGTCTTAGGACTGCTACAGAACGATCTACTGCCGCACAAGCTTTACTACGAGACTCAATGATCTTGTCTAAGTTATCAGGAATGGATCAAGCAAAAGCATTAGATACATTGGCAGGTGCTTTGCGACAGACTGGTTTAGGACTCACAGAAGGTAAGATATTACTAGATAAGTGGGTTGCTGTTACGCGAGTAGCCAATGTCGATCTACAGACATTAGCAGAATCATTCGCTATTACATCTGCCGCCGCAGAAAATGTTGGTATTGATATTGATCAATTAAATGGTATTATCGCTACAGTAGCAGAAGTAACAACACTGTCAGCTACCGAATCAGGTAATGCTGTACGTGCCTTTATATCTGGTTTCCAGACGGATCAAGCAGAACGTGAGTTAGCTAACTATGGTATTGCCGTAAGAACTGCGTCAGGTGAATTACGTAGTTTCATAGATGTTATTGAGGATATTGTTGAAAGACGTGGTTTAGGTCTAATTGATGAAGCTGATATAGCAAAATTATCCGAGATTATTGGTGGTGGTGCTCGACGTGGAGCACAAGTCAATGCATTTTTGAATGATTATGCAAGAGCTAATGATATCGCAAGAGCAAGCTCTGAAGCAAGTGGTGATTCGGCTGAAGCTCTTGGAATTAAATTAGAGACTGTTCAAACAGCACTTCAGAGATTGAATAATGCATTTACTGAACTTATGCGGACATTTAGTATGGAAGGCGGTTTTCTTGATGGTATATCAAGCGGTGTTGATTTACTAACAAATATTGTCAAAGTGATAACTTCTTTAACACGAGGATTAGGACGAGCTATTCCTATGATTTTGGCTTATGTTGGAGCTATGAAATTAATGCAAAAAGAGTCTGTTAAGGCTTTTATGGCACAACAATTTGGAACTCCTGGTCCTGGTGGTCAGTATGCTATGTGGCCAGCAATAACTGGAGGATTAGGAGGTCTTAGGGATGCTGTAAGAACACGATTAACAGGTGGACCAAGTACTTATAACTTGCGACAAGCCATTGGATATCGAATTGGACAAAATGTAGCAGGAACAACGGGATTACAGGCGTTGACAGGTGGTTTAGGAGCCGCCATGATAGCCGCACCGCAACTTCGAGGAGGTCCACAACAAAATCTCATTGCAGGTGGTATGACGATAGCCGCAGGAGTATTGGCTACAGCGTTAGGTGGTAGTCCAGTATGGGGTTTCATTGGCGCACAAATCGCTAATGCAATTTTAGGTGATATAACAGTCAATATTACTGAGTTAGAATCAGCAATTCTAGCGGCCCGCGAAGGTAGATGGGGAGGTCTTACGGAACAAGAACTTGAAACTCCTGAAGTACGTGGTGAAGCGGCTACGCGTTTAATCCGTGAAATTTTTCCTGTTGGTGGTGCTATAGCGGAATGGGGAGCCTCCGAACTTTGGCGAGGACAAGCTGAACGAATGATGGGTGCTCCTCCTGATACATTGTCCGATGAACGTATACAACAATATCTTCAAGTTTTATTACTTGGCGGTTTAGCAGGTATAAGTGAAGAACAATTCAAACAATTAGGAATCGAACATTTACCCGATCCAGGTGAAATGGGACTAGGAAATTATCTGGCTAACGCTTTAGTTGAAGGAGCAAAAGACCCTGAAGTTCGATTACGAGCTAAAGATTTAGTAGATGCTATGCTGAAAGGTATCGAAGATGCTACTGATGAAGCTGATCTTAGTACTCCATTTAATCAATTACTCAAGAGTGTAGTAGATTCTTATGGAGGCATAGCCGTAGAAGTTTACACTCAAGCTGAAACTGATATACGTCGAGAAGTCTCACAAGGTTTAGCTGGAGTTCGGGAAATGCGTGAATTTCAGCAACAGCGACAAGGTTTCCCACTACAAGCGGCACAAATTCTTGCTGGAATAGGTGGAATGGGACCAGAACGATTAGGAGTGGAAAATCTTGGTCAGGCTATGGGAGTCATATCAGATTTACTTGCTGGATTGTCTAAAGAAGAAAGACAAGTTTTTGTAAATATGGCTGGTGATGTTGAGGAGCTTTACAATAAACTTGAAATGCTAAAAGGTCAAGATGTACCTATAAGGTATCTTACACAAGCATCTGGAGAACTTGCCGCGGCTCAACGAATACTTGCAGAGGCAATCCAACTTACCATTGAAGGACAAGAATATGCCGCATATCAATTACCTAATGTTATAGCTGTTAGTGCTGAGGCGACCATAAGTGAATTAGAACAAATTATCGAAAAAGCTAAACGATTAAGCAAAGCACCACTTGAAGATTTAGAACTTACTGATCCTGAAATGCAAAAGGTTGTAGACAGTTGGGGTGAATTAGCTTTGCAAAACGTTGATACATATGGAATTATAATGCAAGGTATTACCGAGGTAAACGCTGAAGTTTTGCAAAGATTGTTGGAAGAAAGCAATCTTGCGGCAAAAGAAATAGGTATGCAATTCCAGCAAGTTGAATTAACACCAGAACAAATGCCTCAATTGGAAGCATGGATGCAGTATTATGAACAAAAATTTATGGCACATCCAGGTGGAGCTGAATTCTTAGCTCAACAGGACGTGGCTGATATTCTAATTATGCTATCAGATAAGTCATTCAGACAATTTGAGGAATATCAGATTATCTTCCAACTTGCTATGGATGAGCTTATTAGATTGAATGAAGAACAATTAGAAGGTGTATTCAATTTGCCTGAAGGTATGGCGGCGGCAATTCCGTGGACGGGACGCTTGTACTTCTCTACAAGTCCTATTGCTCAACCTTCTCCAATTGTGTTTCCTGAAGTTGATGCAAATACACTTGCAACTGAAGCAAATACAAATGCATTGATGGCTAATACAGAAGCATTAGGATTTGAACCTGGACCATATCCGCTACTTCCAGGAATGACAGCGGCTCCAGGTTTCGAGGGTATGGAAGTAACTCCATATCAGACTCTTGAAGATGTTTATGGAACTGGACCAACAATGCAGGATTTTGCTGATATGCGACAAGAAATGCAACAGCTTTTTAGTACTTTCTTAATGATTAAAGATTTGGAATTTTTACCTGGACGATTGGAAGGACCACCAGTAGAACCTTATGCTATGCCTGGTACATTTACAGCAGAGCAATTATCTGATCCTAATTTTATGGCTGAATTAAACGATTTGGCTAATTTTGCTCGTGAGATGCTAACAGGTACAACAAGACCAGAGCTTACTCCTCTAATATCTCCTCCAGAAGGACCACTGGCTATGCCTGAGTCAATTCCAATTACAGCTAATCTTAGGTTTAATGCTACAATTCCAATTTTTGTGGATAGTACGAAAATACAAGAAGTTTTACAAGATAAATTATATACCGATTTTGTTAATGCTCGTAGACGAACAGGTGTAATCGGCTACGTTGTCGAAAGCTAGAGGTAAAAAATGGCTTCAATTTGGAAACTAGATGGTGCTGATATCTATGTAGATGAATATGCTGACAAAAATGAAAGTCAGGTAGCTGAAATCAATCCTATCAACTCGACTGGATCAACTTTTCATCACATTTTTGATCGCAGTGAGGAGGCTGTATTTTCAGGTACAGTTATTGGAACAACACATCTGGCTACTATTAAAGCTACAAAAGGAAACGAAGTTACATTAAAAACTGACTTAGTTCCTGGTGGCTTTACTATAATAGTGCAAGATATAGCCAGTGAACGACAGTTGGTAGCATGGCAACGTGTGGATATTACACAAGCCATAACTGCCCCTGTTTATCGAGTTACAGTAACTTGTAATTTAACATAATGACGGTTAGAGCATTAGTTCACACTGTACCAAATGTTACAGGCTTGCTTTCGGTTGAACTAACAGAATCTTATTCTGCAACCATGAAACAAGCAACTATTACGTGTTATGATACATCTCTATCTTTAGGAGATAGTATTAACTTTAATATAGGATTTAGTGGAAACAGCGGTAAAGTTTTTACTGGTTGGGTACGAAAGATCATTCGATCATTACCTGAGCCTAGAACGGTGATTGTATGTGAAGATGAACTAAGCAAAGCCACTGATTATTTTATGGCCGCGGATGATCCTCAAGCACCCTTTACACGTGAAAATATTAAGACCGAAGATTTAATTGAAGATATTCTAAACGAAGCCAGTATTACAAATTATGGGCATGATGTACCATTAGAGGTTATTTGGGCAACTCAGGGAACTGTTGAGTTTAATCTGGTGTCAGCAATTTCAGCCGCAAAGCAAATAGCTGACGCTTTGGCTTGGCATCTCTATTGTGATAGAAACGGCAAAGTATGGCTAAAAGATAGACCTCCATATTGGGTAAGTGGAGATTCAATTAGTTTCACATGGAATACAATAAGTGCTGATGACATTATTGCTATATCGCATTCAGAGTCTACAGAAGAACTACGAAATAGAGTAGTAGTTTATGGACGCGATAATAGATTTGCTAGTGCCTCACAATCAAGTCCTTATTTACCTGATGACTTCTATAAAACAGCGGTTTTAGCATCACCCATCTTTGATAGAACAGATTTGTGTCAGCTTGTTGCTGACTATAACTTGACAAAATTTAATCGTCTTACAGAAAGTCTTACTTTGCAAATTGAAGGGGATTGGCAAGTTGAACCTAGAAAATTTGCTACTATTACGGATAGTTTTACAAATACAACTGGTGACTGGTTTATATTTCAAGTTACTCATTCTTTTGGTTCTGGTGGGTATCTTCAGAGCGTAGTTGTGGTGAAATAGTATGGCATTTTACACAGGAGAGTTTGTAGAGGTTTATATTGACGGTACGGAAAGGACGGAATATGTTGTTTCGTATCAACGTGTATCGTCTATGTGTGATCTTGGTGATACCTTTATAATTAATCTTGACCCTAATTGTCCGCTCCCTGATCCTTATGATCCTATACGTATTGTCGAGAAATATGGCGGATCCTCTGGTACAGTTTTACGAGGTTATATTCAAACTGTCGAGAAAACTCATGAAACAGGGCTTATTACAATAAATGGACAAGATAAATCAATTAGATTACAAGATTATTTCATAGCTGATCAATTATATTCAACGGGCCAAACAGTTGATTATTGGATGAGTTATATTTGTGGTTTGGCTGGTTTAGATGTTACTTTTGAAGCGACATGTGGAGGTATCATCGTGGAAGATGGAACTCCACTAGGAATGACAACAGCGGCTCAATTGGTTTTGACGCTAGAGCGTCTAGCGGCTTATTATACGAGGTATGATTCAGAAGAAGATAAGATAGTCATATATCGCTTAAAATCGTCAGAACCACTTGATACGATTAGTACAACAGATACGTCGCGTGCACAACGCGAAATGGGTACTGAAAAGACTCGTAATGTAGTAAAAGTTTATGGTGGATGGGCATTTGATTGGGTTAATCAAGTAACATACCAAGTTTTCAGTCAAGCAAGATCAGATATACCAGGATTGCTAACGGATAAAACGTTAGTAATGGCTAATCCGTTAATACGACGACAGACTTATGCTTATATAGTAGCCGATAGACTTCTGAATGTTGTAAGTAGCATTGATGATGTTCATACTTATGATTGTCCAGGATTCTTCCCAGGTATTACAGTAAGTAAATATCTTTACTTCAGTATAAATAAAGGTCACTATACCTATTATGCAGATCGATACGTTACTACTATTCAAACAGTAGTTGATGAAAATGGAGTAATAACAACATTTGTTATTGGAGAAAAATGTCCACGTATTAGCATTCAACTTCCCGTTCCTCCAATTTATGTTACTGATACAGAGGATGGTGTTGGGGTATCATGGACTGGTGGAGATTCCTTTCAATTATCAAATGCTGGACTCACAACTTCGGCTGAAAAATATGGGTTTAATATTGCTGTAAATTCATATGGTCAGCAAATGGTGGTTACTGCGGCTGGTCTATATAGACGATATGGTTCACAAGCTACATGGACTGGTCCCATTACATTACCTGATCCCATAAATACGTCAAATGATCCTAGCCCTGTAACTGTTTCAGGCATTACTCTGGTACGAGTTGTCGATGCTCCAACAATCTATAATGCATTTCATTTGTTAGTATCAGGGATAATTCCATCTGGCGAAATTTTGGACGAGGATTTACACAGAGCATGGGTATATTCGACTGATGATTTTGGTCTTACGTGGACTTCATTACAGTTATATGTTCCTGCTCCGTCAGGAGGTTACAAAGAACATGGTGATGCTCCTTTTGGAAATATTTATAATGTATGGGCGCATGATTTACAGGGAAACATTGATAATAAATGTTTTACATTAGTAACCGCTATATCGGACTTTGTACCAACTCCTAATAGCATATATGTAATGCGTCGTAACGCTGGATATTTGAATAGGTCAGACTATGGATATTTTGAAAGTGGTGGAATTTTTGACTATGACTTTACTTATATGCCAGGAGCAATAAGATGTTCCAGAATTTATTCACTTCCTGGTAATGAAAGCGTGGCTTATGCTGTTATAGCATCACTAGAAGGAGCTAGTACAAATTACCGAGGATGTCACACTAGAATTTTTAGAACAAAAGATTCTGGAGTAACTTGGACACAGATTCAAGACGGAGTGTTACTTTCTGCTTATTTAGATAATGATGCTAATCCATACAATCATGTGATTCATTTCGATCATGCATCTACATCAACTGAGGCACGAATAGTAATCACATGTTGGAAAAGAATAGATACGAGTACTGCTAGAGTTTATGCACGTTGGATTGAAGATGATTCGGAAGCCGAAGATACTACTGTAACTGATACTAACCAAGATATAACCTTAGATTGGCCTAGTTTAGATGCTGGTGAAGTTTTTAATGGTTATATAGCAGATAGTGATTATAATGCTCCAGATGGTGCAAGTGTCAATGCTAGAACACATTATATTAGTGGTACTAACAATTATGGATATACTCATGGTGGTGGTTACTATGGAGCGTTGCTAGGCCCTGGACCAACTACAATTGGTACTGTGCAATGCTATCCCTTTGTAAGTTTGAAATTTTCAAGTCATACTATAACAAGGGTAAATTGTTTAGTAAATAAATATTACGGGTATAATCCCCTATATGGACATACTAAAGGGCATGGATATACATTAAGTGCAGATCAAGATGAAAATATATATCCTTTTGTAACGTATCCTGGGGAGACTTATAGAGTAAATTCAACAAGTATAACATCCTTGTATGATCCAGGAACAGCTTTTGGTGGAAGCGAGTCTGGTAACTATCAAGTTGACGATACAGATGATATATTACAACATATAAATACAGGATTTCCAGATTACGACGACGAAGTATGGTGGATGAATGGTAATTCACAAGAAGTTGACTGGCGACCTATGGATGGAGATGTAGGCCGTCGATGTCCGATACTAAAACTAGAACCCTATGGACAATACTACTATACAGGCTTACATTATCATGAAGGTATACCTAATTTTGGTTTTTATATATCAGACGCGGATGGATTGGTATGGACCGAATTATTTGATACCGCTGGTGATTTGAACCCTGATAACAATATCTTAGCAATGGCATGTTTTGACTGGAGGACTTGGGAAGCATGACAACGGTATTATGGGAATCAGACGATCAATTTGCCACTATTCAAAATATTTGGCAAGACAATATACTTCAGTATTCCGCTAAAGTTTTTGCCGATTTAACTTATGCTTATGTTTGTGAACGAACTATTACTAGATTAGTAACTGGTTCAGGAGTCGAAAGAAATACAGTTGTTATTTCACCAGCACAATTAAGTTATAATTCATATTATCTTTTATCAAATTATCTAACTGAATGGGGATTGGGAGTAGCAACTGTAGTAATCGAGGTTGTTGATGGACGTGTATGGTATGGTCCATACCCGCCAACAGCAGGTCTTTGGACATTAGCAAGTGGTATAAACGTAGACCCTGTAGATGTTGTGTTTCCAGATATACCTGAATCACCACGATTTGTAGTAGGAGTTTCTGGTGCGCCTCATGGAATAGTTATCCTTGCCGCAAGTGGTTTAATTGATAGATATGATACAAACTGGTCTGCAATGACTACAAGTGCTACAGTAACAGATTTAGAAGCTACGAGGATTATATAATATGCCGATTTTTATTAGACAGTATAATACACAAGTTCTAGAGGCGATTCAGGCCGCATCTAGGTATAATGAGTGGTGGTCGAAACCTTTGAACCTTGGAGGTACAGCAGGTCCAGGAGGAGGCTCAGGGGTTCCTATAGGTGGACTGTATGGGCAATTGATTCAGAGTAAAGTTGCTTACGATACGACTGAAGCGGCTTATACAGGAATTTTGACGAATATACCAAGTGGTTCATTAGTTGATAACTTGGCACATATTCGTCATAATCTTATGATAGCTAGTGGTATTGCGGCTAGTGGTAATATGACGGTTTTAGATGAAGGAACACCATTAGGTCAAGCTAATACTATGGATTTCGTAGGGGAGGGTGTTACGACTTCAATGGTAGGAGTGGATGCAACAGTAGAAATTCCTAGTGGCGTATGGACACCAAAAGGAACAGATGTACATCTTCGAGATGGATATATTCAAATTGGTGTTGGAACAACTGTTCCACTAAAACAAGTACATGTTTCTGAGGTAGAAACCGTAAGTACAGATTTAGTAACTCCATCATCTACTGACCGAATTGTTGTTACAGCACAAGGTAGTAACTCTAGTATGGTATTAGTAACTGCCCAAGATACAGCGGGATACCGAGGTATCTATAGAGGTATTCGTGCTGGTGGTACACTTGAATCACCGACTGTACCTCCAACTGATGCTGTTATTATGAGCATGTTGGCTACAGTTTATGATGGTAATAGCTTACAATATACTGGTGAGGTTGCTATTGAAGTTGACGGTTTATGCGATGACCAAATAGCACCAGCTAGAATTGTATTCAAGACTTCACCTGATCTTTCAGCCAACCGTGTAGAACGTATGCGTATTACTGCATCGGGTTGGATTGGTATTAATCAATCAGCACCAGAAGCATTATTACATGTAACAGGTGATAGTATTTTTGATCCTGTTACTCAGATGGAGATTTGGAGTGACAAAGATTTAGTTTTCTACTCAGATAGTGGAAGTACAGCCGAAATTACTATTAGTCCGAGTCTTGGAAAGATTTCTACTAGTACTGATACTCTTACGCTACACGGTGGTAATAATGACATTCATATGCCAACCGATGATTTAACGGTAGGGACTTGGAGTTCTACACAGGGTAAGGTTGTATTAGAGGGTGATACTCTTTATGGTTGTATTTGGGTTTATGCGGGATATAATGCAGGTTCTAGACGTGCTTTCTTTAAGGCTTATGGTGGTATTTCATTAAGTCTTGGAGTCAGTAATATCCAAGGCGGTGATCTTGCTCAATATCGCGATAACCAAAATCATTTTCAGCTCTATGTGGATGCAAGTGCGGCTGAAAGTGCTACTGCTATGAGTCTGTACGGTCATCTTGTAGTTGGTGAAACAACGCCAATTACTATTGCTGGAGATACTGGTACTATTTCGACAGGTGGTGTTTTAGTACTTGATCCCACTAGTAATTTGAATATTTATGCAACAGAAATACATGCAAGCGGTATTGGACGAGCTTATGATGCATGGCAATTCGATGATACTGTAGATATTAAGGGATTGACGATTATCGAAGATAATCTTATTGTTGATCCGACAGGAACTTTAATAACTCCTGATGGAACGGTTCATATTCATACTTCAAGTGCTGGTACTGTTCAGGCACAGGCAACTGGTGATGATTTAGTAGTAGAGGTAGGAGACAATGGTGGTATATCTATCCTTACACCCGATGATAAAATTGGCGTAATTTATTTTGGTTGTCCTGATGATAATACTGCTGGTCAGATTCAGTATTATCATACCACTCATACTAGTGGCCCAAAGTGGCAAATATCTTTAGATCAAGTATCAATTTGTGATTTTAAACCAGCAGAAGTCGTTTTTAATGATGACAGTTATGATCGAGATTTTCGTGTTGAAAGTAATAATGAAACACACATGGTATTTGTGGATGGGGGAAATGATCGGGTTGGCATAGCACAAGGTACACCTTTATTCCCACTGCATGTGTTTGATGCGGCTGGTGGATTTGGTAATGATGTAGCTGACGCGGCAGTAGTACAATTTGAAATAGGTGCATCAGGTGGTACAGCTTGTACAGCAGAGTGGATGACTGGAACTGGTTCAGCGTTTGATATTATGTTATTTGCCGCAGGAGCATCACCAGCTTTTGCAGTTTATCTTGATAACCGTAATGCCGCACCTATTATTTTACTAACGACAGATACGGAACGGTTTAGAGTATCAGATAGTGAAGTAGTTGTTAATGAGCCTGGAAATGATATAGATTTTCGTGTTGAAGGGGATACTCTTAGTGCCATCTTTCATGTCAACGCTGGTGAAGATGATATGCGATTTGGGTCGCATGTCCATATTACTGAGTTAAACAGTGATCCTACAGAAGTCGCGGGTTTTGTTACACTGTTCGGTAGAGATGGAGTTACAGGTGATGAATTTATTAATCCAAACTTGTATTCTAAGGATGATGCTGGAGTTGTACGCAATCTTGGAGCAGATTATAGTTATTACGAACCTAGAATCGGTCCATCTGGTTATCATGCATTAGATGATGCATTTGATGATTATTCACTGGACGCTAAATGGCAAGAGTTCGATCCAGGAAGTCAGGATAATACATGGAGTGAAGAAGAATCAGGCATGGTTGTTACGTCTAATGATACAGGCGGTAAAACACATATGAATAGTGGTTATTATCAGCCTATTCCAAGTGGTTTATTAGATTGGGCTGTGGTATTAAGGGTCAGTAATATAAATAAACGAGCTGGTGATTGGAAAGCTGGAATTATAATTCTTGAAGATTACAACGATCTTGCAAATACTGACATGCTTACATCACGCTGGTACACAGGTAGTGCTGGTATGGGTTTACAAGCGAGTACGTGGGATGATTATAATAGTAGCTCTATAGGACATCAAAGCTTTATATCGGATAAGTGGAGTCCCCATGCGTGGATACGAGTGCGTATCGCTGATAATGGTGATAAAGTTAACTTTGCTATTGATTACTCATTAGATGGAGTAGCTTGGGTTGAACAACAAGTTCCATCAGGTTTACGATTTGTTCCGACAGCAGTTGGATTTAGTACGTATCATGATTTTGTATCACATGAAGCTAAAGCTGTACTAGGACCATTTATATTCTATGAGGATAGTAGTCTAATTACTATTGTTAAGGGAGATCGAGTTGAAGTGCCACAGAAGATGGCACATAGCTAAAATAGTACTTGACAAAGTTGCTATTTTATGGTATAATATACCAAATTATAACGGGAGGTTATGATGACTGAGGAAAAGGATGTTGTGGAGGAAGTGCAAGAAGAGGCAGTAGAGGTAGAGGTAAAGGAAGAGGAAGTACCAGAGGACGCACAGGAAAAAGTTCTTAGTGTTGAGGAAGCTAAGGCAATTTTGTCGCGTCATGAGCAGGAACATCTACAGGAGTTTGCTAATAAATTGCAAGCTTTAATGATTGAATATAATGTTGCTCTTACAGCTACTTTTAGGCTTTTTGGGCAAACTATTGATCCACCCATTGTAGCTGTTCCTCGCAAGCAGGAACGACCAAGTGGCTAATAAAAAAGGCTTTGACATATCTCACTGGAACGGGACTGTTTTTTGGATAGACGTGCCAGATGAGTATTGCTGGTGTTATATCAAATCTACTGAAAGTGATGACTTTCAGGATGAATTATTTCCTCAACATTGGCTAGGTGCTTATCAAGAAAATAAGCTGAGATCGCCTTATCATTTTTGGCGTTATGCTAAAACACCAAAAGAAAATGTAGATAATTACTATTCATATGTACGTGAACAAGGACTTGGATTAGGCGAACTACCGCCTATTTTAGATGTCGAGGATGTATATGCACCTAAGTCACCTTGGGTATTGTACGAACATATTCTAGAGTGTCTACAGCGAATTGAGGACAGCTTTCAGGTCGAGCCTTGGATTTATAGTGCCGCGTGGTATTGGGATGAGTGGGTAAAGACAACAAGACTACGTAATTACGGGCTTATTGTAGCAAATTACAAAACGCTTTTGTATCCAGGGATAAAACCACGTATGCCTAAGACGGGAGGTTGGACTGAGTACAAAGCTTGGCAACATACAGATAAGGCTAAGATTCCTGGTATTCTTGGCGGGTCTGATGGGAATATAATGCCAGAAGAAGTTTTCAACGAATACAGCAATCCAGGGCCTCCTCCAACAACAAAGATTGTTAAAGTGTTAATTCCAGATGGAGTTGAGGTAATCGTAGAGAAAATCTAATGAATGAACAAGACAGAAGAATTCTAGAGAAGTTAATCGAATATAATGAAAAACGATTAACCCAAGTAGAAAGTCATCAAATTACTATGAATAGTGAAATGGGCGATTTTAAGGAAGGGATGGGCGAACTTAGAGGCGAAATGAAATGGGTAAAAATCCTGATGTGTGCTAGTGTTGTAATTGCCCTTGGAAACTTCATTGTAAACTGGCTTTTTGTAAATGGTCTTTTTAAATAGAACATTCGTTCTATTGACAAATAGCCTAAAATATGCTATAATGTAGCCATGAGAAGCAAAAAGCGATTTTTTCTAGGTCAGCGTCGCACTAAGGCTAAATATTGCAGATTGTGTAATCTGCATTATATAGACATAGGTGGTGGGCATAGCTGTAAGATTAAAAGGAAAGTAAAGGATGACAAAGGTATTTTGGAAGGGTGATATTTACTATAATAATGATGAGGACATGGAAGCACTTGTCCAGTGTGATGAATACTGGAGGAAAAGAGGCATTAATACACTCGATCATGATTTTAGACATAAATATCTTGAATGGGCTATGAATCCTATCATGGATGAAATGTTGGTTAATTATTGTATTGGAACACGGGTACATTATATTCATGAGCCTTATATGCTAATAGGACAACACGAGTGGTATCCTATGCGTTTACTGCAATATAAGCCGACATTATGGGATAAAATTATCTATAGGATTTGTCGAATTCTGGAATGGAGGCCGAAATGAGTGCAGATAATATGATTTGTGTTCAAAGACGGGGGGACCAATGGTGGGTTTGGATGGATTTTATGAGTAATGACAATCCAGCACCACGACCAAATGATGCTATTTTTGGTAGTGTAGAAACAGCACAAGCTTTCGCGACTGGATGGCTTCGAGGAGAAATGATTGTAGAATATGGAATTATTCACCTTCCACCAACGGATGAAAAAGGTAAAACAATCAAAGATTTAGATAAAGATAATGTTGTACTTAGACAAAAATTGAGAGGGTTAGGAAAAGCGGCTAATGCTGTTTTGTGCTTATTTTTCAAGCATATGGACAGTTATGACATAGAGGACTTGAGGGCTATCCGAAGACTACGACATCTTTTAGCGGGTTAGGGGAGTCTGGTTGTCCCCGCTTGCTTTGGAAGCAAGAGATCGCAAGTTCAAATCTTGCACCCGCTACAAGGGAGTAGCTCAATGGTAGAGCATCGGTCTGTGGAATCGAGGATTCGGGTTCAACTCCCGACTCCCTGACTAGGATGGAGGGAAAAATGTGTGAAGGAAATGGCTACTTTATCCACGGCTATAGTGATCATCCACAATGGATGCCCTGTCCGTGGTATTGTCAGTTAATACGGAGGTTGAAGGAATGGCTGGTGAAGTGTATGTAAATGTAGTCGAATATGGTGTTTTTAGCTATCCTGATGAAATTATGAAAGATGAAGGTTGGCGATTTATGCGTATTGAGTATCATAATACGGACCAATCTTATGCTTTCCTTGAACATCATGTATGGATGCCTCCTTTGATTGGATCAGGTGAACTTGAGGATTTTATGAATGAGAAAATTGCAGAATATAGAGAGAACACATGAATAGTGATGAGATGAAAAATCGTTTCTGTTATCTACGGGATTATGAGCCTTGGTTGAAGTATGCATTTGAACATAATCCAATATGGGATTTATATGAGTTGGATTATATAGATTATGTAACTCTCGTAATGAATTCTTCACCAAAAAATATGAAATCAAGAGATACGGCGAATTTTCCATTGATGCTTGAAACTCTTGTGCAAATTCGTAATGATCCTTCTTTTCTAAGTACAACATACCAAGGACGGAGGCTAAGTGGGACAACTATTCAACAATATATGGATACTGGTATGAATACGATGACTTTATTTGTTGTTGAAAAAGATAAAGATATGAATAAATTAGGCTCTTATTATATTGTGGATGGTATGCATAGGTTGGTTGCATTAGGCTTATTACCACGTATTGAGTTTCCTATTTTTGTTTATCGAGGATTGCGAGGATAACAATGGAAGAATATAGCATTGAGTGGTTTCGATGGCATAGGCAAAATAATACAAAGTGGTTAGGTACTCAAGCTTTGCGTTTGCTTGAACATTATGAACAACTTGCAAAAGCATTGAAATACTGCTATGATGACAAAGTAGTTATGCAGAATCAAATAGATGTGCTTGTAGCTAATAATGAACGGCTTCGAGGATTATTTGGTGATTTTGATTTCTTTCCGACTGTCGAAGAATGTGAAAAAATTTGGAATAAATTGATGGAGGAACGTCATGACTTGGCTAGATGAGATTGAGGAAGGGAGTCGTAGAGCACGTGAAGCACTTGGTCGCCTTCCTAAGATGTCGAATAAAGAGAGCGCATATGAACGCATGGCTCGTGTGATTAGAGAATTAACTAATCATCTTGAAGATACTATAAATTGGGCCAAACATGCTGGATTATATCTTATTGATGGTGTACCTGGTAGTGACCCTATTTTAGAACAAAAACGACTGACGGCGGCTAAATCATGGGATAATCTTTCTCCTGATGTAAAGGAGTTAATGGAAAAATAATGTATGTAGCAGATATACCACTATACGCTAAAAAGAAACTATCTAGACCAGAATGGTTTACTGATTTTAGTATGTTTGATAGGGTGAAAATAGTAAAACTACCAAAGTTCTGGCGTAGATTATCTCGTAATAAGTTTGTTGCTATAGCTATAGGACATAAAATTTGTTATATAATGCCTGAACGTTATGATCCTTATACGCCAGAAGGTATAGCAATATTAGCCCATGAATTAAAACATGTAGCACAATATGAGAAAATAGGCATGGGTAGGTTTTTGGTAAGGTATATAATTGAGTTTGCAAAATATGGTTATAGAAATATATCTTTTGAAAAAGAGGCACGTAGATTACATGAACGCGTATTTACAAAATTATTAGAGGAGAAAAAACAATGGGTGAGAAACTTATCGATATATTTGAGCCGCAATTAAAAAAAATACGTAGTCAAGATATAAGAGAAGTAGTAAAATCAGTATTACGAGAAGGATCGGATAATTTTCTTGGGTGGGCATCATCTTCAACAGGTAAATACCATCCACCCGATGAAATCAGGCCTGAAGGAATGGTAATACATATTAAAAGATGTGTAGCTTTAGCACCTGATATTGCCAGATTATTTAATTTCAATGCTATTGAGGAAGATATTCTTATTGGAGCGTGTATTTTGCATGATCTTTATAAACGAGGAAGGAACAATGATGATCCACACACGGATTCTGAACATCCAGTCATTGTTTATGAAAAGATTAAACAATATGGACGTGGATTGATTTGGGTGGACTATATAGCAAACGCTTGTTTGTTTCATGAAGGACAATGGACAATTCCAGTAGCTTATGATATAGGACGTAGACCTACAGTATATGCTGAAGCTATGCACATTATTGATATGGTTGTATCTCGTAGGGTAATGCATACTATAATGCAACCAGAATGGACAGCTAAAGTATTGAGGTCTATAAATGAGTAGAAAAACACATTGGACTGTACCTGAATTACCGTGGAAAAAGGAGAATAAAATGAATAATACTGGACAATGTACATTTAGAGTTCCGAATCAAAATATATTAAAGACTCCACAATATCCTTTACCTTGGTCAGTAAGGTTTGATTGGCAATATGGCAATGATTCAAGTGAAGTACTTTGGACTTGCCAGATTGGGTATTTTGGGGAAATACCTCAAGTAATGGGTCGGGGATATGCAACAAATCAATTTGACGCTCTGGTTAAAGCAATTGAGAATATGAGAAAGAAAGATGAAGGATAATGAGAACTAGACGGAGAAAAGAGAAGGAGCCTAAATTCTGTGAACATTGTGGTGCTGAATTAATAAAGAAATCTATATTTAGAATAATTCGTTATGATTTATATGATGGTGGTCCTGTAGAAAGTTGTAATATTACATGGCAATGCCCTCATTGGATAGATTCGATTGTGGCAAGTGTTCATACTAAAATTACTGATTATTATGAACGTAAAGTAGATACGGGATACAGACGAGGCTTGAGATGACCATTGTAATGTTCATTGCGTATCTATTAGGCAGTATCTTCTTTATCATTGGTTCTATTATAGGATTACTATTGCAATTAGGAGTGATAAAATGATACTTGCAGAATGTCCTTACTGTGGTACACGAATAAGCGAATTAGATAATTATGGAGGTTGTCCTAAGTGCGGAGGCCCCATACAGCCTGAAGATTATTTCATAGGAGCGTACAGAGGAGAATTAATAAAGGTAGGCGAGGCTGGCCCTGAAATGATCAAGGATAGATATTTTCTATCACTTTGGCCACCATACTAAAAGGAGTAAATGATGAGAGATATTATAGGTGAATGTATTGCTGGATTATTAATAGCAATTATTCAAATAATTATGGGTGCAATTGTAATAGCTATCATAATAGCCTTCATAGCTTTTATGATATGGGCATGGACAAACTGGAAAATAGGTTTGGCTGTTATAGGTGCATTAGTTGTATGTTGGATTGTTGGGAGTTGTATATTTGATTAGTCTTTTGGAGATGAATAATGTCTAAGAAATCAATATCGTCTACTGAGGTTGAACAGATTTTAAGAGAAAACGGAATTACTCTGACCTATCAGGGAGCAATATATCCTCATCATATGATGCATATGAAGACTCCAGGATTGTATCATATAATGTCTTCAGATAGTCGTTATAGCTTATTTGATGGTGTAAATTGGTATCTATTACCAGATGATATAATGAAAGAAATAGAGCGTAGGATGGAGGATTAAGATGAATTGGTTATGGATCATTGGTGGGGGTATTGTCTTGGGCTATGTTATAGAATTCGTAGTCTGGCAAATAACTGGATGGGAGCCTTATCCATCTTGCCATATAGAGATAGATTGTGGCCAAGAAAAGTAAGGAAGATGCCGAAACTGGAGAATATACTGGTTATACTGTATTTGGGTCTAGTAAACGAATTGTAGCTTATAAAATTAAATAGAGGAGGTTAAAATGGGCCTATATAGGAAATTATACTGTATTTGTATGGTAGTGTCCTTTCTTCTACTAATTTTTGGCGAAGAACTTTTGCTGGCTACTCTTTTCCTAGTGGGTGGAATAGTGTTTAATGAAATGGAGAAAACAAAAGACACTAATAGGACAGTGATAATGCCTAAGAAACCTACAAAACCGCCAAATGTAGATCATGAGGAATGGAAAAAATGGCTAGAATAGGTATAGTAGGCCATGAAGCTAAGAAGTTCACGCCTGAGACAGAGGCTAAGGCAAGGGAAATAATACGCTCTTTACTGTCTCCTGGTGATATCCTAGTAAGCGGTGGGTGTCACCTTGGAGGTATTGACATATGGGCTGAGGAAATAGCCGATGAAATGGGCCTGGAAAAAGACATCTATTATCCAGCCATACAACGTTGGCAAGGTGGTTATAAGCAGAGAAATCTAAAGATAACTTATTATTCAGATATTGTACATTGCATTGTAGTAGCTGAATATCCTAAAAACTATGTAGGAAGACGTTTTGATTGGTGTTATCACTGTGATACAGATACTCATATAAAGTCAGGAGGATGCTGGACGGCTAAAAGAGCAAGAAAAGCCAAATGGCATATCATACAGTAGTAGACAGGCAGACAGACAGATAGGAGGCAGACATGTTTATTAAGATAGTATATGAAGATATCGATGAAACATCTGTGGTACCATTTGAATCAACTATTGAATGTAGAAAGTATTCACTACGGCGAAATGAAGCAAGACAGCTTATTATTGACATGGATAACGGAGAACATATCTACGTGATTGAAAGAGATTGCTCCGTCTTTGTCATGAATAAGGATGGACGCACAACAGATCGGATTATATAAGTAAGTTCACTGTCTACTACTTAGCAGGAGCTTGATGGGACTCGAATCCGCAACCCTAGTGTGTCTCAAGCGACTGACCAGTTTGATGTCATCGCTTCTGGTTTATCAAAAAGCGAGACTACCTTAAAGGAGGATTGAAATGATTGACCCTATTGCATGTCCAGAACCACCTGATGATTATGATCCGTCAGATTGGATAGATTGGTAAAGCCGACATCACTCTAAAAATTAATTTTTTTAAAATTTGGACTCTAGAGTAACTGAAGGATGTAGGTGAAGCCGCGGATAACACTGAATGATGTAGGTTACTCTAAAGTTAGCCCTGTATATTCATAGGACTGCGAATTAGTGGTCGATATACAGGGCTTCTTTCATTTAACCCACATCGACATGAAACTGTGATGTTGACACCGTGTAGTATTACACCCAAGCTGATCCTCGATCAGTAACAACGATTTTTTAGAACTTGGGGGGGATTAAAAAAAAAAGCTTGAGGTCTATTTCACCCTCAAGCTTTAATTGTTATTCAGTTGTTAATGTCCTGGTAAGTCTAGTCTAGCATAACGGTTGTACGCGTTTCCTTGCTACCACGTTTCACTGTAGCATATCCCGATTCAATCTGTTGACTCCAATAGCCCAACAGATAATTTAATCGGTCCGCAATAGCTTCACCGTCGAATGATACACCGTCTTTAACTTTGATCGATTCAACGGTGATCCCTGCTTTGTATGCTTCACTTAAGCAGAGTGCCATTAAGCAGGATTCGCTAGACTTTTCGCGTCCTGTCATCATTTTTCGCGTGACCCATGCTAAGAAGTCTAATGTGTAGAATTGAAGTCTAGACTCCTTAACTGCTTTGTCTAGAAGAGCAGTATTGAATACATTGCCCGAATGTCGTCCACGCTCTTTAGACTTTGGGTCTATCGCGATATGGTGATGTTTGGGTTGTTTGTGTATGGTGGGAGTCTTGAGCCACGGAAGTTTAAACTTTGTTACAGTCTCATTATCCGAGGGGCGTTGGTAGAATTGCCCTACACTGTTAGCCACCCATACAAACGTCTTAACGATTGTTGCCATTAAGGATAATAGTATCGTCATGATCTCATAACGATTATCCTTAACCTTTCCCTTCGATCTCTTCTTGCTCATGTTACCTTTCCTTTAACGTGTAGTGTTGTGTGCTGTCATGATGATATAAACCTGTAGGCTATATAACCTGCTATCCCTACTGCTATGGTGATCGAGTCCCACTGGAGGAACGCGAATACTACCATTGTGGGAATCTGGCAGGTTATAAATAGTAATATCTTGCCCATATTGAATCACCTCTCTAGCTTCACCGTGATTTTACGCGTACGCGTTACCCGCGTATTAAATGAAGCTAGTCTAATTCTTGCACACATTTTACGCGTCAAGAGGAACGCATGTTCTATGCGTATAGTCATAAAATTCTAAGTGTAAAAAAGTGTAAAAAAACCGTTTTCGATCAAAAAATTAATTTAACATTGCGTTCTAATATTAGAACTTAATTACATTTTAATGAGTCAATTTTTTAAGGTTTCGTTCTAATTTTACACCTATAAATTAAAATCACTAGAACGCTAACCTTCGCGAATGTTAAAAAAAACCACCAGGATTTTAATTGTGATATTTTTCACAGACGAGATCTTAAAATTTCGCATAGTCATCACCTTTTAACATAGAACGCACGTTCTAGAAGTAGTATCGGAGTACTAGGACTTCCGTACTATCATTTCGTATAGCCAAACATGAGTCTATCCCCCATATGTCCTAGAGCAAATGTTCTAATAGTTCAAAATTTCACAATTAAGATCTCCATTTGTGAGAAAATTCACAAAGGTACTTAATAGCGCGTACCAAAAACCATGTATTTAGTACACACATAGTCCATGTAACGGACTCAGGCGCAAAATTGAGAATAAGGTCGAGTACTTATTAAAAAGTACAAAAATCGATGTAATATTCAAAAAAACATAAAAAAGCACCAATTTGGTAGAAGTAAAACTCTCTGGCGTAGCTTTTCCCCTAGTGGTACTTAGTATAGTGTACTGTTACATTGAAGTAAAGTGTACTTAGTTCTATTGGTACTGTAACAGGAAGTATAGCGAAATTGAGAATAAGGTCAAGTCTTAGTACTTAGTTCACAAGTACTTAGTTCTTTGACATGTGTACTCAAGTGCTGAGTAAAACGGTAGCCAATATGCCCTACCTAATATACTAAGTTACTGAGTTCTACATTGAAAATTGAATAGTTGTACCAGTGTAAGCTATGTAACAGGCTTGGTCTAGAAATTGAGATTAAGGCATTTCTAGTACTAAGTTCACAGTTCTCTCGACAACGTATTGGTGAGTAGAACCGCTGAGTTGAGTTGAACTAGTACAAACGCGTGAGTAATTGATTGTATACTAATTGTAGTCAATTGCATACTATATGTATACAGTGTATTAAATAAAAAAAACCCTAGAACTCCCACTAGAGGAGTCCCAGGGCTACTGCTGTATACCATAACAGGTACATTAATACTGTTACTATTACAGCCATGAGTACACCTGACACAATAAAAAATACCTTATTTTCGAGTAATTCAAGGAATCTGTTAATCATTTTATTTCCTTAACAGTAAAGTGTAATGTACCAATTGATGTACTATATAGGACGAAATCGAGTAGTTTAACTAACAGATGACGCTGACAAAAATAGTAAATAATACTCCCGTCTACTGTTATTGTATATTTAGCGTCTACATGCTCCTTAAATAAACTATGGCACGTATCACAATAAGCATGTGCGGGCATTAGATTAACTCCTTGAGGTCTAGATCAGGTAACATATCTTCTTGATGTGTGAGTACACCAAGGAAGTTACCTTCTACATGCTTACCTACTACTGTTTCACCCTGAGTATTAGTAATATGAGTATATTCCTCAAAAAATTTATCATTACTCACAACAATGCGTACTCCAGACTCATTTATAAGATAAGCCTCACCTGTTCCCATAACATCTATACCGAGATACAAGTACAACTTACGAGTACGCTTATTCTGTATAGTTTGACCTAGATACAACATTCCACTATTGTCTCAATGAGTATTAAATCACCAACTACTCCAATAAAATAGTACACTAATGCTAGAAATTCATCAGGCTTACATTTACGCACGAAGAAGTACGCGGCAGTCGTAAACATTTACACTCTCCTATACATCCGCTATTTAGCGTTCGTCTCTACCATGTAAGTTCTCTAGAGCCTGAGCTATAATACTATCCTCTTGGCGTACTACCACATTACCTTCTTCATCTTCAAGAGAATCTAATAGCTCATTTTTAGAACAACTCAATTCATGGAGTACAACGTGTTCCCCATTATCATTAGCACAACAACTCCAGGCTCTACCACAAGTGCATAATGTAATGAAGCCGTTTTTCTTCAAGTTGTGATCTTTGTGGTATGTATCAAGAACGAGACTTCTACTGATATTACCCATATTATGCAGAGAATCAATTTGTAGGTAATTTCCATCCCACTCCTCAGTAATAAATTTGATTATTTCTTGCTGAGTTTTAATCAATTCCTCATTCCTGCGCCCCTCAAAATCTAATCTCTCAGCCTTGAAGAACGCATCTATGAGTATAAATGCTTGTTCATTTAGTTTAGCCATTATGCGTTTAACCTTCAATCACTTACAGAATATAAAGTTGAGTAACATAAAGAATACTACTCCATATATAAACACTACAACTAATAATACGCGTTGTACATCAGGCTTTAATCTACTCATCTCCTGCATTATCCATAATTATGCACTCAGGGAGTATAACCATGTGAGCTAGATAGTGGATTAGTGATTGTACTCGCACAGAGTGTACATGTATCTTCATGAGATGCAAACGCCTAGCGAGTTTTACCAATGCACCTTCTAAACCCTTAGCTTGGTATAGATAATTTATCTCATTTCTACCAGCAATACCATCCTTTACAGGAGTAACTTTCGCAAACCACCATTCATAGTTCATTGAATTATACTCTCCAATGCAGTAATCTTCACTACCTGAGTAGAACACACACAGGGATTTCTAAATTGAGGGTTGAGGTGTCCTCTCTGTGGAGTATAGATTAATAAAGGTTTACCAAACATTATAGGCGAATTGAGTAAAACTCCAGTCTCAAGTTGTTTGGATCCTCCAGTAACATTATTCGCCTGAGTAGTAATGTGAAGGTCTTTGTACTCATATGGCACGGCTTCTCCATCTTCATCAGTGAAGTATTCAACGATGTACTCAGCACCCGATTCAGTTTCTACCAGATATTTCATTTATAGTTCTCCTTAGCGTATGGCGTTGATGACATTGTGAATGGTAAGCACAATACATGTTAAAAATAAAATCTTGAGTATTAAATAATAAAAGTGTTCCTTCAACTCATCTTTCACAGTAACTCTTGAATATGAGTAGTCCATCAACCACATGCTTTTCTACTCGAAATGCCACGAATATTGGAAGCCAGAGTTGATACAGAAGGAACACTATTAATGCAACGCGATCAAAATGACATATCATTGAGTTGTAATCCAACCACGTATTTTTGATCAAATTCATGTAGAACTTCGACACTATCAATACGCCATGTCTTGTCAGGAACTTGCTCCATTGCGTATTTCAAGGCACTTGGTCTAGTAACAGCCCGTACTGCAAAGTCGAGTTCATCTTGAATAAAATTACTCAAATCATTATCATTAATTACAACAACACGTACAATGTACAGCTTTGCGTTCTTCATATCACTCCTGTTGTCGTAGGAGGCTAATCACTACACAGGCTTGTGCTTCTTCGGCACATATGAGTTGATGTATTCTCCGTTTTCTTTATTCCAGCACACTACTAAGTTCTTATGGACTACAAATGTAGCCTCAATACTATGTAAGCGTGCGGGATAACGTCCACAGACCACATCAACTGGATCACGGATTAGAACTCGCGTAGAGTAAAATTCAATCCCTGTCGAGGTCATAGTTACTTGGCTCCATAGTTCTCATTATCCTTCGGAGGTCTATAAAGCATGGTATACAAATAAATATGCTTCTAGTACTCCTTAGACTTTTAATTTCAAAAACATCGCGTACGTCGTTCGTGAGTTCAGGAATACAGAAGTCACAACCGCCGTTGTGTCCTTCTTCTACTCGGATGACTAGCATTAGTGTTCTCCTGAGTTACGGTGTCTGTTGTAGGATTAGCACCACGTTGATTAGAAACGCTATTATAACACTGATGGAAATGCCAATATTAATTCCTAAAATGATTGTTAATCCAAGTCTGAGTAATATTCTTCGCATTGTGGATTATCCTCATGCAGACGATCTACACATTCCTGAGTTCTAACGATCTCTGCTTCTATTAACGCCTCTGCCACATCTTCTATGAGGTCTTTAGGCATACTCAGAGCATCTTTCAACGCTGAGACTACCCTAGTATGTAATTTATCCATATTAATCAATAATTGGTAATCCCGCAAGGAAGCGTTCTAAATCATGTGGATAACAACCTTGTGCGATACAAGTTTGTCCTCGCATCCAAGAACCGAATCGCTTGTGTTCTTCCTCATCCATGAGTTCTTCAATTTTATCCCAATCTACATAGGCTATCTCATACTCCTCGCCCATTGAGTTTACTCCCCTATTAACTTCTATCTCAAAACCACGTTCAGTGAGTAAAGGCAGTTGACTTTGCCACCTACGTAGAACTGACTTGCTAATGGTCATGTGACCTCCTATGGTAGAACTTAAATAGAAATTAGCACTCAATGATTTGAGTGCTAATCTCTCGCTGAGTTCTATCAGCTAGTGAGGGTCATTCCTAAGATGGCGTTCTAACCATACGCCAAATCGTTTTAGAACTAGAGCCTTGGCTTTAACATTCTTGGGAATTCTATACGGTTTCCCGCATACGGGACACTTGAGGTCTACTCGCCAATCGTGTAGTCTAGGCTTACGCATCCTACGGATTGAACGTGGGAGGGGGAATGTACTCTCGCCGCTGGTACGTAGACCGTGAGTATAGCCATAGCTGGCTATAATCCATCCGATACATAGTGTAGTGTTAGTGAGTAGTGATGGATTATCCTCCAAGAACTCCAGGATTTGCCACAAGTGTGCTTCCACTAGAATTCGATTTGAGCCAAGTAGAAATTCTATGAATTCTATCATCTGTGGAGCAATAATGTGATCCTTGAGTATTTGCAAGGCTCGGTACAGGTCTTTCCATTTAAAACGGTAGACTGTACCAGTTTTAAACTTCTCGCCTTTACGCGTACTGATAGTGAACGTAATCTTTTTTCTCATATTTCTACTCCTTTTTAAGGTACTGGTTCTTTTGGGGTCAAATGCCCCTCCCTCATCATATCATAAATTGTTGAGTACCTCAAATGAGTAGCCAAAGTGAGTACGCGTAGAATTTTTATTTAAAAAAAAGTGGGGCGGACTTACGCCCGCCCCTGAGTAGAACTGGCGAGGCTACAAAGTAACACTAACTTCAGCAGTTTTCTTTGAACGAGTTTTCTTTGGCTGAAGTTTAGCAACATGTGGGAACCGTGCCTCTGAGTTCATGGCTGACTGTGCTTTCTGCTCGCACCATGAGATCAACTCAGACAGTGACCACATTATCGTACCACCTCGCTGTTTGTACTCGACAATCACGTTGTACTTCGCAGGATTTAGACCTCCAACCATCCTGGGAAATAACTCAGAATTAACAACATTACTCACCCAATTAGCAAAACCGAGGTGACGATCACTACGAGCAGACCCAGTTCCACCAAGCAAGGCGTTAAAAATAAAAGTTGCTTGATTAGGATGAATACCTTCTAAGAACTCCTTATTGGCGTAGATAACATACTCTTTATGGGTCTGTGTACCAGGCTTCCCTGATTCAACTCGGACCTCACTAATTTGCCCCTTCTCTTGACTAGGAGCCATACTAACTCTACTAAAAAAAGTTTTTAATGGAGGTAAACCAATTATTTCTATGGTTTTTGAGTTCTTTGCAGTGCTGGCTTTCCTCTTTGCCATTGAGTAATACTCCTGTATGTATTCTGCTATGATGATAAAGTAAAATTAAGGCACGAGTAGTATTAATGTGATTAATAGCCTCCTACAACAGATTAAAAAAATCTGGCTAGTAGCCAGAGGGGAGTAATACTCAGTTTTCCCTAGCCCGCGTAACTAGAGTTTCAATAACACTTAGCGCGGAATTATCGAATTATCGAGTATTACTCCCCTCTAACTACTAGCCACAGTGCCAGTAGTTAGAGGTAAAGGAGGAGAAACATGAGCAAGCGGTACGCCCCGAAAGAGTAAATCTATTGTCGAGTATTCCACTCGCTCTTTTATTTCTCGACAGACCTGAGTTGTTTTACGAGTGCAGGTCTATGTAAAGGTTGAGTAGTAGTGGCATAGCCTCTATTAGCTGAAAGATTGGAAAGGTATGCTCTAATCTACTACTCAGCTTTATGAGGAGATTATTATTTCATTTGATACCTCCTCTCAAGAGTTCTAGTGATAACAATTCAATTTTGCGTACTCGAAGGTTTGTTCTTCTTCGAGGTCACTAGAACTCTTGAGAGGAGGCGTCCCCCGCCAATTCTACTCAAAGCAAATGTACCCAAATATTGAGTATTTTTGCTTTTAGGGTATCAGTCACCCGTGGAAACTCACAGATATGTTCTAACGCCCGTTCTGGTTCTTTGAGCATTATATCTGCCATGCGTTCCAATGCACCGCGGCGAGTAAAACCAGAAAAGCCAGTTTTAACACACATCGGTACATTATCTAGTGGTATATTGGTAAAATACCATCTATCATTCTCATCGCCTGTACCGTAGGACGGGTTGACGACTTGAAGGCATATAAAACTCAACCCCTCGCAGAACTCAGCCATGACTACACCGCTATTGCGGGTATTGAACTCATCCTGGCTGTTGGTTTCGTTTACTGGAGGAGAACTAGATTTACTAGCAGAACGTGATTTCTTCTTAGTCATCGAGGTGTACTCCTTTTAGAGTTGTAATCAAGAAGCTGTACCAGATGACGGGGGACGCGTGATCCACACCTCATCCTACCATAAAAACGCGAGTACCGCAAGCGAGTAGCCAAAGTGAGTTCTAGCCGTTTGGTGGAGTAGCCACAGAGCTGTACTCTGCCAGAAAAAGCTACGCTAATGAGTTTTGGTTCTTAATCTCACTCGAATACAATATACACACAGAGCTATACCAAATTGTGAGTATTCCCTGTTCACCATGTCTTCCTTTTAAATACGCGCCCGCGTGAGGTACTAAGTTTTAGGTATATAGTTCAGATTTCTACTCAGGTTAAATTAAAAAAAATTGAAGTGGGATTAATATTTGGCAGAGTATATTAATCCCACTCTAGTTTAAATTAATTTATCTACGCGAGTTCTTTAATTTACCCCGAATTCTTATTTTTCTTAATTTGGGAGTAAATTAATTTAACATGTCACTATGTAACGGCGACTGTTTAGAAATTGAAATTAAGGCTATTAAATATTAAGGTGGACGGATGCTGATTAACATCGTTTCTCCTTTTGTCTAATACCAATCTTCCTCAGGAATAAAGGCATAGTGTTCTTTAAGATACGCCTCATCACAGCTAATTCTATTAATCAACATTACATCATGATTACGCATTTGAGGTCTACCAATATGCGCCCAAGGTTTAGGAATACCAAACCATGAACGAGATAAAGTATTATTAGTAATTCTACAAACATTTAATGCTATTGCATGTAATTGTTTAATGAATAGGTTTATATAAATCATTACTGCTCTCCTTGGATAAAATAGTTTTCAACTGGAATCCAATATCCATCTATTTTAACCCTGCATGAAACTAAAGAAAGAAAATTGTACTTATATTCATTAACACCAAGTAAATCTGATCTTATACTACATTCTCTATCACCTAGATAAGCACAAAAACACATGAGTATAATAAAAAATAAAATTATCCCTAAACATCCAAGTGTTTCGCTTTTACTCATACTAGCCCCAACTTATTAACTGATCAAGTAAATAATTACGCACTTTATGACAAAAAGCCCTCATACATTTTACGCTACAGAATACGTAATGTCTACCGTAAATTGATAACGTAATTGAGGGTATTTTATCGCATAATTTATCACAAAAATCGCATTTTTCAACATCATCAGGAACATAAACACTTGCATCTATGCCTATTTTTTCCATCTTAGTGACCATATTTAATTTTAGGAATTGTAATGTAATCATGCTCTTGAATCATATGTATTTGAAAGTCTACTTGACTATCTGCTAAATATGATCTATCAAATCTAAATTTAATTTGATTTAATCCAAACCAAACGAATAAACCTGTGAGTCGCCTAAGAGATTCTACGCTAATCTCCTTTTCAATTTCAGGAATAAAATCCTCATAAAAAAGTGCTCCACTTCCAAATTTTACTCCCGCATATGGTTTTAGATTAAATCTCTTTACTAACTCAACAGCCCTATCACCACGTAAACTTTCTATCCCACTAAATACTATGCAGATTTTGTTTTCATGACTCATGTTAATCTAACCTTTCCTTTTTAGTTTTTTACACAATAACCAATGATGTATACTAGATAAGCCACCAATTCTTACTGTGTTAACATCCCAACAACATTTATTTTCTTCAAACATAAAATGATAATGTCCTAATTCACACATCCATCCTCCAAAAATTAAGACTAATATTTTTCTAATCATGTTAATTTAATCTCCCCATCCCCACCAATCATATACACTTAAATTATCACCAGTGATTGTCATAATTACAATATCAATTCCATTTTTTCTTTCAACAATATTCATAAAATCTTCTCCAACGTAGAAGATTAAGTCATTATACTCAAATTTATCAGTGTGTTCATCATCTTTTTTGTAATCAAAATTTCTATTACTCATGTTAATCTAACCACATGGTGATATTTCCTGAATGTCTACTCCACGGACAATCAGTCTGACTTAAGTAAATAAGCCAACCATTTTCTAACTCTAATCTTAATCCCGCACCATTATATTCATCAGTCTCATCAATTTCAGCAATTTTATGGTTATTTAATATTTCTATGAAGCGTTCTTTATCAATCTCTATCATGTTTTATCCCTATCTGTAATCCACTCAGAAAATACAAACACCGCTCCGAACAATAAAAATACCTTTAAGCCTATAAGATAATTCATATTAAGTCCTATTGCACATGTGTTAGATGCTGACAAAAATATAATACACATTCCAATAGTAAATAACATTCCAAAAAATTGCCATATTCTAATCAAAGCTTTAATAATAAACACAATTGGAATTTCTAGTGTTATCATTTTTTCTCCTTATTTAATTCACACCAGTCTTGATAATTTGCTTCTTTATACCACTCTTCATAATTAGCTTGTTTATAACGACAATCCCCCTGTATCCAAGCAGGATTCATCTTCATAATTGACGATATTACAGCCTCTTTTAAAGAAGTTAATGAATATTCACATTCACCACCTAAAATTAATCCCTTATAAATTAAAAAATGAGGTCCGTAGCGTTCTTTCCATTTTTTAGGAGACTCTAAAGAACAACGTAACTCTTCAGGAATTTTAGCAGTCACAGGAGCTAAAAACAAAACATGACATTCTATTGTTTTAGACATTATAGTAACTCCATTAAATGTTGCCACATTGTAATAATTACTGACGCTAAAAATAAGGTAAAAAATATCCACAATAAAGCACCAATAATAAGTATGGCACAACCAAAACAACCTTCACATACAAATTTAAATGTTTCCTCATCAGTAAACATATCAGAGATAATATCTTTAATTGTTAGAATGACTATTTTTAATCTGTGCATTCTACTCCTCAGTTTCGTCCTTTTCGTTATCCTCAACTGGCTCTACATTAAATTTTTCAACGTCAACGCCAAGAAATTCAAGAATATCTTTAAAATGACCACAAGCCTCATCTAATTCATTATCTAGAACACTACAAATTAATGTAATTTTATGCACGTCGCTTCCTCCTAGCAAGAATATTAATTCTTTTAGGTTTATTGTTTAATTGTTCATCAATTGATGTATCAATTAAATCATTGCTCATTAAATAATCAGCAGGAATTTTATATGGTGAAATGACATCATGTCTATTATAAAAGAACAACTGGACTGTACTTTTTAGATTTTCGACTGCTTTTTTCATTTCTCGATCCGACACTAGAATTAAAATATGGTGAAAAACCGAGAGTCACCCCTCTCTTTATTGAGGATTCACAATGAAAATTTAACCCTTTCCACCTTTTTGATAGGAATCTCGGATGACTCTCGGTAATTCGCCCTAGTTTTAAGTAAAATTAGGATATTTTAATTGATCATCAATTGAGGTGCAATAGTTATCCTACCTGTACCTCAAAAGGAAATCCATCGACATCACTTATTAATCTACACTGAGTGCTTGTTACATCATTAAAATCCTCTAAAAATTCAGTGTATGCCTCATGATATTCATCGGCATCATCTTCTTTAGCAGGATCATATTCTAAAATAACACCATGCTTGGGACAAATAGGAAACGCTACTGTTCCTACTGTTATTAATATACCCCATCCTATTTGAGCAAGACTATCCATTTTTTTAATAGCAGTAGTAGTAAGTAAAATAGTGCAATCAGGAACAGGACAAAACCAATAACCAAGACTACCATAAAATTTATTAACTTCTTGTGTTAAATTAGTCATCGCCATACTCCATATTTTCTGCTTCTATTCTTAATATTTCCTCTACGCTGTCTGAATAATTAGGTGCTGAAAAATTTGCTCTTTCACGCTCAATATTTAAGCCTTCTGGATAAAAAGGTAAATCTCTTCCAGAATGTTCAACATCAGGAGAGTTAAATTTTTCATTATCTCTTATTAATTCCAATTGTTTCAGTTTCTTTGGAATAACATACTTACCAGCCTTTGAAAAATAACCTGCTACAAAATAATCTACTTGCATTAGATAACTAAATAAAACTCCATCTTTAGCATAACCCTTAAATTCGGGATGACATTGGAGTCCTCTTATTCTTCCATTCCTAGATTCTATTCCTTCATTAACGTATGCTCTTCTATGCATACAGACTAAAGTATTTAATATTCTATCAGGTGTATGCCTAATAGCTTGATGATGTAAAGATGATACTAAAAATGGTCTATTATTTAAGTATCTAGATATAACTAATCTGCTCAATCTACCTGATATTCTTTCCTCTAAAGTTACATTATGTTCAGAAGCGTGTTCAAAATTACGATCATATTCGCGTCTAAAAACTTGATGAATATCCTGATATAATGATCCTCCAAAATGTACATTTAATAATTGATGCCCTCTACAAATTCCAGATATCCTCTTTTTATTACCATTAAAATAGTCAATTAATTTCATTTCAATGGCATCCCTGGCTGGTGAATAAAAACTATATAGATTAACTTCACCATATAGCTCAGGATTAACATCCTCACCACCATCTAAAATCAACAAATCTGGACAATTAGCAGGTAAATTATTTTCATCTAGCTCATTTAAATCATAATGGACAGAAATTTTGCTATTATCTAAAAAACTATTTAGTGTAGTAATGCTACTGGCTATTGCTAAATAAAAGGGAGCATTTCGCCAGATTCCAACATTAACTATTTTATCCATTGATTTTTTTCTCCTTCATTATTATTTCATCCGCATTTATTATTTTCTCCGCATTTATATCCGCTTTATAACTATCAATAAATTTATAAATAGATTCTCTGTCTGTAAAATTTTTCAAGTAATCTCCATATGTCCTAATATAATTATAAAACCAAATTGGATTTTTCTTTAATGTAGATGAAAACTCTACTAATCTTATTAAAGAATCTCCATTAAATTGTTTTAGAAAAGTTCGCGGACCATTAATACTTGAGTAGTCCGTTCCATGACAAAACGGTGATGCAAAAACATTATTAAAGAAAAATACTAGAAAAAGAGGAAAATATGGAAACGCAGAGACAGGTATATTAAAATCTACTGCTCTATCTTCTCTAATTGCATCCATATATTCATAATAAAGATCATTACCTTCCTCCATAGTTACAGTAGCTACATCTATTAATTCTTTCCAATTAGATACACCAGAATAAAAACGTTTGTAATCTCTAAATAAACCTGCAAGAGCTGAAATACCTGTAAAAGCGTTATTAGCTTCTTGACGTGTGACAGGTATTGCTAAATAATTATATGCATCCTTTTCACCTTCAATAGAAAAAAAGAAATCATCAGTATAAACAGCCTCCGCTGTTCCTGACCATGTTTTATAATTATAACTTAATTCACGACCTCTATATTTACTCGGTATAGGCATCACTTTATATTTACGCCATTCACGTAAAAAATTATAAGCAAAATCACGATAN